AGGATATTAGGAAAAAACTACGTAAAGTTGATGAGGATTTTCACAATAAAGAATTAGAGTTAGAGAACTATAATTGGTTGATAGATGATCCTCTCGGTAATAATGGTATAAAAGCTTACTTATTTGATTCTTCATTGGATAGATTAAATTCTACCTTAGAAAGATATGCTCAGGTATTAGGCTTTAGAATAGAATTTACTATTGATCTGGGAACTGCTAGAAAGGATTTTGTTACTCTAATAGAAAGAGATGGGCAAATAATCGATTATGATGAACTATCAGGCGGCGAGAAACAGATTTGTAATATAGCAATGGCTTTTGCCATGAATGAAGCTCTTACTGCATCTAAAGGCATTAACCTTGCCTTCCTTGATGAAGTGTTTGAATCACTTAGCTCTGATAATATAGAAGTAGTAATCTCTCTTATACGTCATACATTCTCGGATAAAACCCTTTTCCTAATCACCCACCATGATTCATTACCATTAGGTAATACTAAAATACTACAAGTTGAAAAAGTCAATGGCCTAAGTAGGTATCAATTACTATAAGGATATATAACCTTTAAAACAAGACAATGAACTTATGGCAAATAGTAAAAAGAAGGGCTCAAGATTTGAACTCAAAGTCTCAAAATGGTTTACTCAATGGACTTCTTTCAAATTCGGCAGAACACCTTACTCTGGTGCAAATCATCAGAGTAGAGATTTGTCTTCGGATATTATGTGTCAGGATGAGAGACATGCCCACAGGTGTAAAATATCTGTAGAATGTAAAAACTACAAAGAGATTAAATTCGAACACATTCTCTTAGGTAATAAGGGGTGTGATATATTGAAATTCTGGGAACAAGCCTCTAAAGATGCTAAAAGAGCAAATAAAGTTCCTATATTATGTATGAGATATAACTCAATGCCCTCAGAAGAATTTTTCTTTGTAGTGGGAAAGAAGTTATCCTCTGTATTCTATAAACCTCTATTCGATAAGGCTCCTATTATGGTGATTGATGTACCAAAAATAGGTGAAATTCTTTATGTATTCATGGCTAGTGATATACTAAAGAATATCAGTTATAAGTTAGTACATAAACAAGCTAAGCTAATCCTTAAAAACTCTTAAAGATATGAAAAAACATACCCCTTATGTATACTGCATATTTTATATTGAGAAGAAATACTGCTTTCGAATCAATGAAGAATTGAAAGAGAAGGGGTATAAAAATATAAAAGCCATTATCCCAATGGTGAATGTATTAAAGAAAACTCACAAAGGCAAGATGCAATTCGAAGAAATACCCATCTTATTTAATTATGGTTTCATTAAAATGCCCAGTGAGTTTGCTTATTCTAGACCCTTTCTTAATAAACTAAAAAGGAATATTTCTGGTATAAGGACTTGGTTAAAAGCTACAGAGACTTTACATCCAAGAAAGAAAAAAGTTAGGATAGATAACTCAGAGGATTTCGATGATTTCTCTTTAGTAGCTACTTGTTCAAGAAAGGATGTTAGAAGATTTAAGAAATTAGCAAGAGAGAATAAGAAATACTCCGTTGAGGATATGATGAATATTCATCCTGGAGATTACTTAGTATTAAAGGGATACCCCTATGAGGGAGTGGATGCTACTGTGATAGATGTAGATTATAATAATAAGTTAGTGAAGCTATTGTTATATCCCGAATGTGGTAAGATGGAATTGAAATTACCATTTGATAATGTTCTGTACTCAGTATATCAAAACTGTGATCCAGATAAACTCTATGCTAATCAGCAAGAATTTGACCCAAATAAGATTACATCAGAAGCAATTGATAATATAATGGCGTATAGGAGAAATTGATATGAATGAATTTCAAAAGAAAGCATGGGACTGTTTAACCCAAAAAGAACAACAATCTCTGTTCCTTCAATTATCCGAAAATAAGTCATCTTGGGAAGCTGGTGAGATTTTAAAGTTGTCTCATTATAAGTATCTTGAAATCCGAGAAAGGTCTGAGAAGTTCTTTAGGCTTTTCTCGGATTTTTTTGAGAAAAGGACTTCTATATTCAGACCAGATTGCCCCTGTGAAAGGAATTTTCAAGATTATATAGAGGGATGCCTAGAAAAGAGATTAAAGAGAAGAGAAGCGGCTTTATATTCTGGTGATGCTGCTCAGATATTGCCCAAGGTGAATACTCATAATATAATGAGGAATATGAAAAGGTTAAGAGAATCAGAAGACCCCTGGGATCAGGATACTGTTAAGTTAATCTTTGAATATGATAGATGGAATAATTCTCGTATTCTTCCAAGAATGCTACAACAGCCATCTGCATTCAAAAGGAGATTGAATAAAAAGGATAAGATCTATATCAGATACCTTTTAAATAGAGTACCAGAATGGATGCACACTAAAGTAAAAGAAAGATTCCGATATAAAGTAAAACCTGGAAAGAAGAAATACTGGGTATGCTTAATATCTCAGGAATTATATACGGATGGTTATCTCTTACTCCCAGTAAGGCCTTTAGAGGAAGTAGTAAAAGAGTTTAGTAGATTTTACATGTATGTATTTGAAGAAAAAGATGATGCGGATACTTTTGGTTTTATGGTATCTAAATTCATGGATAAAACTGGAGATGTGAAATTAGGGCAAAAGTTTTGGCCAGAATATCGTTACTGTGTTCAAAAGGCAGTTAATTATAACCAGGTAAATAATATTGACTTTAACATAAAGGTAATGGATGTTGCCTATAATGTTCATAAAACCAGAAAACCACGAAAACCCAAATCAACTGGTACCGAACGAGTGAATCCCCAGCTATTATATAAAAAATAGTGATATTAATTTTATATTTGAATTAATCTTTATATATTTGCATATCGAAAAAATTTAAAACACTTTTAAAGTATGGTAAAGAAGAAAAAAGATAAACCTGTTCCCTCTAAAGAGAAATCTAATTTTCTCGGAGCTGCAGGTAGGAATCAAACCTATCGGGACTTAAAAAGAAAGGCAGTTATATTGGGAATGCCCTTTCCTGATGCTTGTTCTGCTTCAGTATTCCAATTAATCAATTGGATAAATACTTCAGAAGAGAAACCGAACAAACATCTTATTAATGAATATGATGATTGGATGGATAGGCAACTAGAAACTGCAGGATTAGCAAAAGATGATCCCCTAAGAAGTTCAAAATTAAGACTTGGCTTTTTGGGAGAAAAAGGAGAAGATGGAAAAAGAAAAACAAGAAGAGTATCTGGAATAAAGAAACCCAGAGAAAAGAAACCACCCAGAGAAAGGGATGAATTTAACCTCATAAAGGGTACTAAAAAATCCTACGTATGGGAATTAACTTCAAAGGGGTACGAATTAGAGAGAATAATTCGAAGAATGAAAAAGAAATTCCCAGAAGCAAACGAGAAATCCATAAATCTTTGGTACCGTACTGCAAAAAGGAAATTGAATGGTAAAGATAAAGGAAAGTAGTAGGGAAGAGATAAAACCCGATCGGTATTATTTTTGGACTTGGAGACCAGATACTACCAATAAATATATAACCGAAAAGAAATTATATCGGAAGCATCTTACTTCTATCCCCTATTTTACTAGATCCCATATAAAGAGAACTCTGATTTACCTTTATGGAGTAGATGTTCTTCAATATATTCATATTATCTCAGGTAGGAAACTCCTAAGGCAAGGCATTAAGAAAGCCCAAGATATGAATGGGAAGAATCACTTTAAAGGAACTACAAAATTTTACTTTAAGGGTAAATTAGTAAAAGCTAGGAAGTTTATTATACCAGACGAATATAGGGTTGATAAACATAGAAGAAGACGATTCATGATACAGATGCACAGAGTTTTTCATTCTAAGGGTAAACAAGAATTTGATAAAAGGTATGCGAGAAAATTATATGGACAACGGCAAGGGATCTCTGCCCAAGCAATTAAACGAAAGAGAATACAGGTCCGTAATTCTATCTTACAGAATCTACAATAGATTACCTCAAAATGAGAAAGTAGAATTTGATCGGAACTTTCTTAATTACCCTCCCTTAATTGGGTCATTAGCCCTTTTCTTATGGAAATACTACCAAGGGAGGGTAAAGATGCAAAAGATACTTTTCATAAAAGCCCAGAGGGATCTATTAGATTTATTCGATAAGGCAAATACTAAATTTGTGGGGTATCTTCCAAAAGAAAGGTTTCTTAAGAAAGCTCTTTTATTTCAAGGCTTTGTATCTTTAGAAAAAGTTAAAATTCGAAAAGCTTATGCTTATATAATGACCAATCGGATGATAGAAAATCAAATATGGGTCTACCCAATTCGATTAGCTGATAACTATAAAACAATGAAAAAAGGGAAATACAAATTTTATACCGAATGCTTCGGAAAGGTTGGTATTCCCGGAATAACTAAAATTAAATATAGCTATGAATGATATACCTCAAATTTTTAAGAGAAAGGATTTTGACCCTTATCAAGGAAAAGTCTTTAAGATAGCTACTTATCAAGGAGATAAAATTCTTAGTAGTCAAGAAGTAAATATCACTTCTAAAGAACAGTTAAATACAGTTCTTGAAGATATAACACAATTTAATACTGCTCAGGAGGAATTATTAAACTCTGGGTATGTTAAGCTTATAAAACGCAAACGATTAATCACAGTTTAATTAATTATATTATTAACCAACTTAAACATTACGAAAATGGCTAAGAAGAAAAAAGAAGTAGAACTGAAAGAAGTTTCTAGAACAGAAGTAAATGGTACAATTATTATCAAGTACGAAGATGGCTCAATCAAAATCATTCCGGCTCCGATTGCTTTGACTGCCGAGGAAGCAGAAGACCTTTTCGGTTCTGAATCAGAGGAAGATGAAGAAGAGGAAGATGAAGAAGATGAAGAAGATGAAGAAGAGGATGAGGAAGAAGATGAAGAAGAGGATGAGGAAGATCAAGAAGATGAAGAAGAGGAAGATGAAGAAGAGGAAGATGAAAAAGAGGAAGATTTGACCGGTGAGGCTCTTGCTGAAATGGACTTCGAAGAATTGGAAGAAGTTTGCGACGACAAAGATCTTGACACTGATCCCGATGACTTCGACGAAGACGAAATTGAAAAGCTTCGTAAGGCAATTGCCAAAGAATTGGGCCTCAAACTCCCTGCAAAGAAAGAAGCAAAGGGCAAAGGTAAGAAAGGTAAAAAATAAATCTTAAAAAGAAAATTTAGAGGTAGTGGGTATTTTCTGCTACCTCTTTAACTATTACATTTCGTAGAAGTTTTACTTATCATTATTAACTAATAATTTCAAACCTATTATGGCAACAAAATCAAAGAAAGAAGATCCGAAGAAAAAGGGTTCTAAAGAGAAAGATCCAGAAAAAGAAGCAAAACGTAAGGCAAGAATGGAAGCTTTGAAAAACCGTCCGGCTGAGCAACGTCCGAATAGCAAACAGATCGATGTTATTGCTATCGATGACAAGAGCAAGGTAATGAATTACGGCTATGCAGTAAAGAACAAAGAAGGCTATCAGGGAGTAGTAGTTACTTCCGTTTTGGTTACGGATGGTAAAGCAATCTCTACTTCAGTGACTTTTGTTCCGGGCAATTTCACAGTTAAGTCAAAGAAAGGCCACGGAGTTATCACTTCTCCCAAATCAAAGAAGGAGAAAGAGGGTGACTCTGAAGAAGAATCAGAAGATTAATAATTGATCTGTCTGCATAAAGAGTTTAGTTCATAACACTAGTTATTTTATATTTTGTTTTCACTTTTAAGCCAATTGCCTGGGATAGGTAGTTGGCTTTTATTTTATCTAAATATTGCTTCCTATGGATAAATACGAAATCAGAAAGAATATTATTATCATTGCTTTGGATAATCTAGTAAATACTTATACTAATGCACTAGAATTTTTAAATGAAGAAGAGAAAGAACTTGCTTCTCTAATCATTGAAGAAGCCAAAGAAATGCTATCCGATCAAAAAATACCCAACACTATACCAAGACCCAAATGGAACTCAAAGAACTCATAAGAAAATATTCAGTAATTCTAAAAGACTTAGAATACTCTAAATACCAAATGAACCTTGCTCTCAGGAAAGGCAATAAAGGTAAATATCAATCCCTCTCTCTTCATATTAAATACCTTAAGAGAAAACTTTCTGGTATCTCTAGATCTCTAAAAAATTTAATACATGGTACTAGAACAGATGTAAAATTTCAATTGGGGTCTGATTTATATGAGGCATCTTTTAACAATTTATCTGAACAAGATATTCGAGATGTTTTAGAGATAATATCATCAAATCAGGAAGAACTTAAAATCCTAGAAATTAAGGAAAACCAAACTTATATTCGGAAATTATAACTATGGGATTATACACAGGGAAATAATTAACCAATAAATTAACTACAATGACTAAGGACCAAAAGAAAAAGAAGAAAGACAAACCGGTTAATAAGACTCCGGAACTTTCTAAGGCAAAGGCAGCTCTTGAAGCTTATCTCAAAGAGAACAACCTGGATCCTACTAAGGATTGGACCAAGGACAAGAAACATGGTAAAAAGGTTACCGAACTTGTAAATAAGCTCAACAAAGAACGGGATAAAGTTGCTGCTAAATATCCCGAAGGTGATGAGGCTAATGAGGCTAAACTCGTTAAGCTTAAAGAGAAAAACTCTAAATCTAAGGCAAAAGCCAAAGAAGACAAAAAGGAACCTAAGGGTTCAGGTAGAGTAGCTACTAAATACGATTATCCTCTTATAGATGGTAGAGAAATGACTTCTGCCGAAAAGAAGAAATATCGTATGGAGCAAAGAAAACTTGCTCAGGGAGATGCTCCAAAAGAGAAGAAAGAGAAGAAAGAAACTTCCAAGAAGGAATCTAAGGCAAAGGCTAAAGAAAAACCTTCTACCAAGAAGGAAGACAAAAAGGCCAAAAAGAAAAAGAAGGCCTCTAAAGAAGAAGATTAATAAAACCTTTCTATTCCCATACTTTTAAGTATTCGTTAATAACAGTAAAGGCCTGACAAATAACACTTTTGTTCAGGCCTTTCTTTTTATCATTAAAGCATTATGGAAAAAGAAGAAATATTTAAACCGAAACTCAGAATCACTACTCTGTCAGAAAATGGTACTCCATTATCCGATAGATTGGTAGATGCTTATACAGAAATGAATTCCGGTCCAAAGGTACAACATAATGGGCCCATAAGAGTAGAAGTAACTCTTACTAATCAATCCGAAATAAATAACTTTAAAGATTATCTAGACAGATTATCTGGTAATCTCCCAATAAAGGCACCGTCTGCAGGAAGAGGAAGACCTGCTAACTCTACTACTCAAGAAATAGAATCTCCAAGAGAGGATATTCTCTTAGATGTAGAGAAAATGGTTGAAGAGGGTAAAACCCAACAAGAGATTATCAAATACCTTAGAGGATTGGGATTTGTATTTATCCTTACAGAGGATTTCCTTTATCATTTCCCTGGGTTTGAGTTCAATAAAAAGGATGTGGGAGAAGCTACAGATAATAAGCAATATCCTAATTCGTTCTCTTGGATGGCAAGGTGTATTAAACGTGCTAAGGACCCAAAAGCAGATAAATTTGATCCAATGATTATCTTTGGTTTCAGTATCCTCAATGGGCCTTCGAAAAAGGTTATTCCCTATTTGTATAAGGAAAGAAAGAAACCATTAAAGGCCCAAATTGGTAAGAAAACTATTTCTTTCTCTCAGGCAGAGTTCACTAAATTACCTAAATGGATGCTTGAATCAGAACGTATTAAGTTCTCTACGGAACAAAGACAACTATTGCTCAATCCAGATAAGAAACCTTCTAAATTCTTCTTAAGATGGGTAGGCGATGCTGTATTCCCTGATTCAATCAAAGAAAAGATGGAAGAAGTCATTCAGAGAAAGTAACACCCTCCTTAACCACAGTTTTTAATAAAAAGATATTTTATATAGAAATAAATTTAGTATATTTGCATAAAGAAAAATTTTAATTATGGACAAGGAAACAAAGGACATCATTAAGCTAATAGCTGGTATTCAAATTGAATCACTATCTTCTCTCAAAGAAGATCTGAAAGCTAATAAACCTTTCGATGAAGGACTACTCAGAAGCCTTCTTCAGATTGAGGATGAGGAGATTCAATTTGCCTTAGATCAAGAGATAGAAAGGTATGTTACCATAGAAAGGTACCCTACTTTCATAAAAATGCTCAATGAATATCAGCTAATGATATGTTCACATATCTTATTCAAAATGGAAGATGAATGGCTGATCGACAATTCTCAGGGAGTATGCGGAGCATGGGAACTCCTTCATAAGATTCAAATCAACTATCACCCAGAGATTACATTACTTAAAATATAGACACCATGGAAAAGAACGATTACTTAAAACAGGTTGAATCAATTTTGGGAATAGAGATGATACCTTGTGAATCCTCTAACTTAGAAGGATATGGTTATAGCTCATCCCAAAAGGAATTATGGGTAGCTTTTAAAAACAACAGAGTTTATCGATATGATAAGGTTTCTCATGATATAGCAAATGGCTTACATGAGGCATCCTCTAAGGGCAAATACTTAAACCAATATATCAAGGGCAAATTTGAAGAAACTGGATATGAACTCCAAAAATAATCTCATATTCATATTGCCCATTATCGGAGCAGGAATTGCTTTCTCTATTTTCATTGGGACCTTAGATAAGGGATCTCACCAATGCAATAGGGTTAAGGCAATTCCTGCCTTTATTTCTGATACACCCAGGGTAGAAGAGAAACAGGTAATCATTTCTCAACCAAAGGGAACTCGGAAATATAGATATTTAGTAGAAGTAGAAACTTCACCAAATGCCCAAGTAGAAAGATCTGGTAATAAACTAAACATACACTTTAATGGACCTAAAAAGGAAACCTTTGAAGTATTATCAGATAAGCCCTTAACCTTAGAGGAAGCTTATACATACCTAAAAAACAATCCAGGTAAATGTAAGCTAGTAAATTGTAAGTTTTACACTAAAGAACAACAGGTAGATAATATCTTTGATTACTATGAAGAACATCGGGAAGATTACTTATCAGATCCCGAAGATAATATTACCTATTCTGATGACATCTTCGATTTCCTTGAGGATTAACCTTAGAATTTAGAAAATAAATTTATTTTTCTTTTGTAGAATAATATATTATTCTTATATTTGCATAGAGAATTAAAACAAATCACTTTTAAATATAGACGTTATGAAAAAGAATTTAGAAAACACTATTGCAACCTTAGTTGCTAATCAGTTGAACGAAGTTAAGGAACAAGTTTCCAAGTCAAAAACTACTAAAGCCAAAGGCCAAAAGACCAAGAAACAATTGGTAGAAGAATCTAAAGAAGCTGCCAAAGAATTCTCTAAGGCTAAATTGGTAGAACTCAAACCAAAGGGAAAGAAATCCAAGAAGGAAGAAACCATCAAGGAAGTAAAACAACAACAAAAACCCTCAATCATTGAACAAGTGATTTCCAATCGGGAAGTGAAATACGTATACCCTGAGGATATAACTGATACACTTGCCCGTAAGAAATGGAGACAACAAACTCGAAACGAATTACATAGACTTGAACGGGAAATGTTCCGTATCAAGGATCAAAATTCTAAAGAGTTCAAGGATGCTGCTAAGAAATATGAGGACTTCAAGAAAAAGGTTCTCAAACCAGAGCAGGTTGCATAATTATAAATCATTAACCTAAGTCCCGGGAACTCACCTGGGACTTATATCTCTTAAATTAATGGACTATGTCATCTTCTCAGAAAAGGAGATGCTTAAGCAAGATAAAGAACTGCTAGAATTACATAAAAGATGTTGTAAGACTTATTTAGTTCAGAGATCACTTAAGCATTCTAAGATCAAGAAGTTCTTTATAATCTACGATTGGTATATCAATCCAAAGAACGTAAGGAATTACTTTTTCAGGCCTATATCAATATTTGTACAAGCCTTAGTTTTAAATCAATTAGATCAGATATCAGATTATATCTATAACAACAAAGCCAATGTTAAACGAAAAAGAAAATCTAGAAAAGTATAATGTACTTTACCTCAAGGGTAAATACCAGTACAAATCCAAATATCCTCAAATTATGGCAAGGCATCAGGTAATATATGCAGGGCCAGTTGATCCTATGACCCCTATATGGGATAACGCTTTTGGTATATTAAGGAAATCGGATAGGGTTTGTACTGAATCTCGAAGAGAATTGAAAAAGTTAGAGGAACATTCTAAAGATGGCTCTTACTTTAAAAAGAATGGTATCACTCACATAATCATATACAGATGTTTAGAGAAATAGTTAAAGACCTATATATAGGCAAATCGAAATTGACCCTCGAATGCAATCAAAGAGAAATACCTCAAACTGCTTTAATCCAGGATGTATTACAACCTACCGGATTCACTGGTAATATGCCAGATTATTGTACTCTTGGTAACTTTAAAGAGGGTAAATTCGAAATCACTCCCGTAATGCCCAAACATCGATTATTCGTTACTGGAATCCCCAAAGGGGCAATCTTAGATAATTTTAGAATCCGGAGAACTTATTGGTCTTCATACTATGAGGATGATATAAGGGGATATTTATTCCAAATCACAGATGAGGAAATCCCCAGACCTATAATGTTAATTAATCACTAAACCTATATGGAAGCAATCGATTACGTAAAATTATTCAAACTAGATCAAGAGAACTTTGATTTTAAAAGGGAAGAATTCATATCCGAATTAGGTAAAGAATTTCTAGAATATTGCCAAACTACTACTATCGGAAGAGATAATAAATCTGGTATCATATATTATTATCGATTCAGGGAGATAGTGAAGAATTTCGAATCTAAATTCTGGGCAATATCAGAACTCAAAGTTGGAGAACCTCTATCACAAAAATTATGGAATGCCTTTTTTGCAACTCAGGTAGTTCCCCTTAGGGGAAGGTTATATCCGAAAATGCAAAAAAGGATCGAAGAGCAAAGGCAATTAAATAGCCATAGTAAACAAGACAAAAAATCCTCGGACCCTAAAAAAGCAAATTATGGTAAGAGAAATAATCGATCTTCATGGCAATAAATTTAAGGCATCGGATTATAAGGTTTGTTTAGAAATCCCTATAATAGGGAAAGAGAAATTAATTTACACCAGGGATCTATTCTCTGGTGTACCCTTTAGTTTATTTTATGGTAAGGATAAATATAAAGGGTATTTTTATAATCAGAGTATAAACGCTTTCATCTGTTATACCTTAGAAAAGATTGGATATGAAGAATCTAAAGATATAAGAAAGGCTCACTTATATGGAAGGAAAAGATAAAATAAAGAGATTTCCTCGACCAATGGGAACTACTGCTCTTGCATTAGAGTATCAGAAAACCCAAAAGCCTGAGGATTTATTAAAAGTACAAAATTACCTTATAAACCAATGGTTATTGGGTAATGGAGTACTTTGTGGTGTTACTTATGATATTAACACTTTCTCTAATAAGTTAGGGATAGACGTTAATCAGATAAGAGTATTCATGAGAGATAGACTTCTGTCAAGTAGGATATGGGATAAGGATAAACAAGAAGCCCTTATAGAAGCTTTACTTGGAGAACAATTAGCATGGGTATTAGAGGATAGAATGGAAGTATCTCATCAGGTTAATCTATTAAGAGATTCACAGGGTGGGAAGTATATGCCCTTTATTTCTGCTGAATTGAACAAGGCTTTGAAGATGAAGCTGGATTCTACTAATTCTCTTCAGTCATTGATAAGAGGGTTCACTGGGAATGGTACTACTAATATCTTCAATCAATTCAATCAACAGAACAATATTCAGCAAGAACAGGGCATTAGTATAGAGGAAGCTAGAAAGATTATTTTAGAATCTCAAAAGATTCAAGATAAAACCGAAGAAGCTAAACTCTTAGAAGTTAAATATGATCTTAGTTCATTACCCGAGGTAGTTGCTACTAAGCAAGAGGGAGTAGATGTTAGCAAAGAAGGTCTTAACATCAATAAGCAGGAATTAGCTCAGATAACTGATGACTATAAGGGAGCATTAGAAGCTTCTTCAAGAGAACATCATGAATTGAGAAGAGAAATAGAAATGAGGATTGATCCAGATGAAGAGGACCCAGAACTAATATCCTATGAAGAAATAGAGGAGGAAGAGGATGATACTCCATTTACGGCCCGATTCTTATCTAAATAAACTAAGCCCCGATTATAGATGTCGGGGCTTCTCTATGTTTATGGGGTTATTGCATAATTTAATAAAAAGAATTATATTTGCATATCAATTTAAAAATAGACAAAATATGGAAACATTAAAACCAATCTACAAAGAAACCACGGTTAACAAAGTTAATCAAGGTACATATTTTAAACTGCAACCTACGGACACTGCTCCAGTATGGGTAAGAGACCATTATGATAGATCATCTAAGACTTATGCTTGCCATAAGTATGATGACTCAAATCACGAAAAATTTCTTAAGGGAACAAGAAAGATATACATTGACTTTACATTTTAATCACATGAGCTTATTCAAGAAAAAACCAGAACAGCTAAAGTACTGCAAGAACTTACTTTATTTGGATGATCAGAAGAATATCAGATTCGCAAATTTCTATAACGATCTAGAGTTCAACATTCCTTATATGTTGAGAACCTTTGCAATATTTGACGATGAGATCTACATCAAGCTTTATAACGACTATCAGAAATATTACAAAGTATATGATATAGTACCAAACTTAATGTACTACAGATTCATGTACTTTTTCTCTCTTCTATACTCTAAAAAAGAAGCCCTTAACCTAAGCTTAGGACATCAGAATCCCCTAAAGCAACTTTATAAAACTTATTTCATACCCGATATATCAAATTTAAACGATATTCCTCGGTCTTTAAGAATACCAGAAGAATATGCCGATCTTCTATGCAACATCAGGAATCTTGTTAGCCCCTATGCTAATACTAATCTCACTATTGAAGATTTTTTTGGTAATTACAGATATTACTTAGAGGCTAATTGGATAAAAGAATGGGCAGCTTATTACAAGAATTCTGCTGATTTCCTTGCTGCTTTTGTCTCAGCAGAAATAACTAAGATAGAAGAAACTGCTAAAGATCAAACAGTAGTTTCAAACATCATACACCGAGAAACTCAATCATTCATTAATGATAAAACAAAAGATACAGAATTATGAAAAATCAACTACAATCAGTAAACTTAATAGCTCAGTTCGATAACGGACTATGTTTAGAGATTAGAAATATCTATATAGAGGATACCAATAACATAGCTAAAATAAGGGAAGAACCTCTGAAGTTACTCAACTTATTATTACCCTCAATCCCACTATACTTTAATCTAGATAGAGATAACTATTTCAAGGTTAGCAGAGACCTATATAAGAGATTTGTAAATCAAATCGTAGACCTTGGATATCAAAAGTGTATCTCTACTAAGGATAATTTCTCTTTTATTAAAGAATTCAATCCCTTAGTAAAATCCGAAGAAGACCTTATAAAGTTGAGAACTGATCTGATTTCAGCCTATGACTCTAAAGAGCTATCAGAAGCCCTTACTGAACACTTAAAGGATTCGATAAAAACTTTCTTTAGTAAATTCGAAGTTTCTTCTCTTGCCGATAAAGAATCTTGTCTATCTATTGCTTTCGATGAACTGAAGAAGACAAGTAACCTTTCTTATATCCTCAGCTCCATATAAAAATAAAAGAATATATTTTTCTATAAAAATAAAAATGATTATATTTGCATAGAAAAACAATTTAAATATAGACGTTATGAAAAATTCAGTAACTTACAACGACTCCCAAACACTAAAGGTAGTTCGTAATTTCTTAGAAAAGAAATCTACATTTGAACTTGACTCTGATGAACAGGGCAATCTCTGTAATCTCTTAATGGAACTTCTAATCAGATTAGAGGATGATTACAAACTCAATTGCTTGGATATTAACCAAGTTCAAATAGAGGATACGGCATATTATACATTCATCTTCGAATCTGTCCTAACTGCAGACACTAACCCCTACAAAGGGCAATTAGCTGATGCTGCTGTTCACTTTATGAACGAATTTACCGATAACGACGGTACATTCATATCATTCAATCAACTTGATAAAAACAATTGGATTTTCCAACTTAACTTTTCTATATCATGAGAAAATACCGGTATACTCCACAATTAATGGTTCCCTCTACAATTGAGATGGAAACTGGAAACATTAGGTTAGGTACTTGGACACGATATTTTTTATCGCTAACTATGTTACCTGATCAGATTAAGGTTAACTGGAGGGTAAGACCCCTAAGCAAGGACCCCGATCAGGAGGGCAAAGAAGAAATCTTTAAATCTCCTCAGGAATATATGGACTGGTATAACAATCTAAAGAAAACCTACGGGAAGAGAATTGCCCGTAAAGGTCTATTTAGATTTGCCTATGATGAGGACACCAAACAATTCTCATATCAAAAATTCAATAGAGCCTCATCCTCTACAAAATGTAACGAATGCGTAATTAAAGAAAAAGAATCTGATAACCCAGAACCAAGCCTGGCAGATGAACTATACTAATACCAAAACTTAATCACTTTCTTTCATTTGCCGTTATGGGAGTTCTCAATATCACTGATTATGTATGATAAAACCTATCACTAACAGGGACTGGGAACTCCCTTTTGATTAAAAATTCTTTTGATATATTTTTCTATAAAAATAAAAATGATTATATTTGCATAGAAAAACAATTTAAATATAGACGTTATGAAACAGTTAAAAAATTTAATCGACATCGGCAACTTGCTTGCTTCCCATCCCATTTATACTTATGACTACACCGATGGGCTCTACATTAATCCATATAACAGAGGTATCCAAGTTTACTCAATCGATTTGGGCAATGACCCTCTTGCTTCTTCCATTTCTGGCTACCTTATTATTTATTCTTCAGAAGAAACCTTATTCGAAAACCTAAATGAAAACCTTATCTCCCGTATGGATTTAACGGAAGGTGCCGATGACCAATACCGTGATTACTCACCTTCACAGGTAGAGGCAATCATCTTTGGTATTACCAAATTATCCCCAGATCACCAAGAGGAAATCCTCAACAAACTTAAAAAACATCTCTGGGAATTTATCCAAGATGAAGAACAGGACGAAGATATGGTAAATACCTATGATGAACTATATAAAGCTCTTGTAAAATGGGAAGAAGATCACCTTACTCCTGATCTTATAAAGTCCTTGTATATCTCTAAATTATTCCAGTCACTAAAATCCTAATCCCTATGATAAATTTATATAAACTGCTCAACACTCTAGAACAGGGTATGTCCCTATTCCAACTTAATAAATGGAAAACCGAAGGTATCTGGTATCCCATTCTTCAATACAAAAAGGAATCCAATGAGATTCAGGTAGTAACCAATGTATTTGTCCCGGATCAAGAAACCTATCACATTCAACTCACTGGGAACTATTTGGATGAGGAAATAAATGACTGGATAACCTTCCTAGAAGATAACCAATGGAAAATCTACCCATTGCTAGCAAATATCCTGAAAGTATTCTTACCAAATGGAGATTACCAAATCCTTTATACTCTATACCCACAGGGCTTTATATCAGTAATCGCTAAACCCTTATGATCATGACTAGAATCAAATTAATACTAATTGCCTTGATAGCTACCATGATAGCTATCATGCTTTTCCCTACCAAGAATAACTTTCAACCAAAAACGGTATGGGAACATTACTGCAAATACACTTTGCATATACACCCATCACAAGCAACAGAGGATCAATATGAATACTTCCTTGACTGCTGGTCAGGAGATGACGAATACACTTATCTTTATGACTACTACGAGAATAAATACCCCGAGTATAACAAAGAACTAAAACATTACGGAAAATGACAGAATACATCAAAAACCAATTAATAAAACTCTGTGATAATCCTGAATGGTTTAACGATATGCTAAATACCTGGGATTTCAAACCAGAAAGAGAATCCCAAGCTATCAAAGAATATTTATCTCATGTACTACTAAATGGGAAACTAGAAAATACCCATATCGAACGAATAGAAATGGGAGGTAGAATGGTATCAGCATTCATATTTGATATACCACCAAAGGATCCTCTATACTTCTACGTAATAGTGGGAGTTCTCGATCAAAATCATAATCTAACTTGTGTTCTACTCAGAAATATTAAACCAACCCAATCCGCTTTTAACCCTCAACTCAATTAACATCATGAAACCAACCATAACAATAAACGATTACCCAATTGGATGGGAATGGCTAGACAAAGTACCTCTAGAGGATTTTACCTGGCTAATAGAAATATTTGCTACCATGACTGATAATACGGATACTTACGACTTTGCTACTTTCGATAAGGAAGTAACCAATGGAGAACCTCCCTACCCAGTAATCGAAATCAATAGGAAAGGATTAGCCTACTTCCTAAACGAAGACCAGGGCTATAAATCGGGTATATCATATAAATCGGGTATATCAATGTACGGTCACTACATAGCATGCAAATGCTTAGACATATCCTCAGAAGAGGAATACATGAATCAATATACCGATATCCGAATACTAACTAATGAACTAGAGCCATGCTAACAAAAGGAAAATTCCTGGTATCTTTCGAGGTACCAGGTCACACTAAAGACTACACAGAGGGGTTCACAGAGGAAATGGTAATCCCCTACAGAACTGAGGAACTAAATCCCTATCTCCGCTACCCCACCAAGAGATAAACAACAATCATCTTCACTCAGAATTCATAAGGCTAAGGTTAAGAGAGATATTACAAATAAATCTGAGTGATATAACCATAATCGATATAATCCCACTACCATGAATATCACATACCTAAAGGTAATCCTATCCCTAATCACCATCCTAATCCTCATACACAATGAGAACACCTACCAATCCCACCCAACAAACAAAATAAGGTACATAATATCACAAATCCTAATCCTAATAATATATACCACCCTAATGATCCCAATACAAAGGTACCTATAACCAATACCCCCCTCCCAAACAAAAACAAAAAGAGAAATAATAAAGAACCTATACACTAAAGGTATACATAATACCTATATACCCAATCAATATAATCATATCCTATACCTCATATAATACACTAATACCTATTACCATATATCATCATTACTCATATCATATAATACATATCTAAGATACATATACAAGGTATCCCCGGGGGTTTCGAAAATTTGAGGTACCTCAAGGCAATCCCCCCTACTTACTATACAAAACATACCACACTACTATATAGCTACTATACTCTAGAGCTACTTGGCTCATTTTAAGGTAATCACAAAAAGGCAATAAAAAGGCCCCTAATCTCCATAAAATCCTTATAATCCCAGTACCATTAATGGCCGCTTATTATATACATATATAAGGTAAGGTATGTGAAGGTAAAAGGTAATTATAATACAGATAGTCATATAGCTACAAACGTATGTAGGAGTGTACTATAGCTTTAGTACAGTAGTCGATTAATGGCCCCTTATTTGCCTTTTGCCTAGATACCTTTTATTAGTATTATATATATATTAGTTGATAAAATAGGCTACGTGTTAAAAAGGCAGTGTACGGTTGTTCGTAGGATGTTGCCTTTTACTGATTTTAGGATTTGTGGGGCAATGGGGATCTCTTGGGGGATTTATATTTGCCTTCAAGGTACCTAGAAATAGGATTTTATGGGCAATCATAGGGGATTATTAGGCAATTATCCTAGTAACTATGTAAGTTATTTGCTTAGTATTTATATTATTGATAAATGCAATAATTCTAGGACATTTTGTGATTTAGGGGTACCTTGATTGCCTTATTAGGTATAAGGTTATATAGGGTAAAGGTTATCAGGCAAATTAGGATTATGGCAATCTCCATTCATGGCCTCAAGGATTTAAAAATATAATCAAGGCCCTTAGGTACCCCTATAAGGCAATTGAGGATTTGCATATATAATATTTAATATTTATATTTGCATTGTAATAATAACTAATTAAAGATAGACTTATGAGAACAAGTATTTTAAACACTGAATTTAATTTTGCAAAGAGTATTAATCTTTCATTAATTGCTGCACCTGATGCCTACCCCTCTTTTGAACAGGAGATCAAGGATTACATTTATCCTATCCTTTCTGAAATCCAGGAAACCCAAATCCCAGAACGGTTAACCCTAATATCCATTAACACTATCGACCATGAGGAACAAGGCTTTCACCTATGGTCCTTTACCATTAAGGATCCCGATACACTTACCCCAGAAGAATCCTTAGAAATCTCTAATCAATTACATCAGGTATTTCCTTTCGATCCCGAAGCTTCACTAGAAATGCCCCTAATACATATATGGTCTACATTGGTCATGGTAACAGTTCCTTTCACTTGTTAATTAATCCTACTAAGCCTAACTTTGGTCCAGACCTAACTTTGGTACTGGACCTTTTTATGTTCTTACTCTACACCTATTTTCAAAATCGCTATCTATGGCCCTATATTAGGTAATTAGGCTCTAATACTCCTATACCTATAAGCCTTCTAGAATATTCCCTTAATGGCTCCTATAGCAATTGAATAAAATATGGGATATTTACTACTGGGTACCATTAATGGCCTATGAGTATATAGGTATACCCAACCTGAACAACCTTACTCTCTATTCATACAGACAGTCATATAGCTACAAAGCGTGCGTGATTTTAAGCTTGAACGTACCCCCAAATTTAAGTGCAAATTTTAAACTACTTTTTAGGGTGCAATCTAAAAACCTCCCCAATTTTTAGATTTTTGCAAATTTTAATTTTAAAATTTTTAATTTTTAAAAATTTCATTTTCTTGAAAATTTTTCTCTAAATATTTGCGTAATCTAAATAAAGTTCGTATCTTTGCAATGTGAGAAAAACAAAGCGATATTTGAATGAATTTTTATTTAAAACTTTTTAAGAAAATAATTTTCTAAAAATTTTGTAGATTAAAAAATAATTCTTATACTTGCAATACAGAAATGAAACAAATTCCTTTTCTCTTTTTCTTATAAATCATTTAGTTTTATAGAGAAAAGGAAATAATAAAATAAACATAAAAACTAAATGTATTTTTATTATGTCAACAACAAAAGTAAACAATGTGAATGTAGAAAAAGCTATTGCAACAAGTAAAGCAAACGCTACAATTTCTTTTAATGAATTATTTAAAACAACTAAAGAAAAAACAAACGGACTATTAAAAACATCTTTAGGACAAAAAACAGAAATTTATAAAAATAGTTTGTTTGAGGGTATGGATGAGAAAAAGAAAAAGGCAGCAAGAAAGAAAATAAGAAATTACACTTATTCTATGCTTTCAACCATTGTTGAAAATAAATCAGAAAAATTAATTAGTGCTTTTTTAGATTTCTACAAATCTGCATACGTTTTAAATGATTTTTCATTTGCTTCTATTGCAAGCGAAAACACTAAAGAAGAAAAGAAAACCATTTTGAAAAAAGGCTTAGAGATAGTAAAAGGCTTTAATAAATAATACACTAATATAAGGGAGTATTTTAAATACTCCCTATTATAATCTAAAACATTATGATATTATTAAATATAGCTTTATTTGCTGCATTATCTCTTTTAATAAAGCAAATGTATAAGGACACAAAAGAAAGTTTAAATAACGAAGAAAACGAGTATTTTAAAGACTGAAATAAAAAAAGGGACAATAAAACATTGTCCCTTATCTTTATTTTTAAAATGTTAAAATTAACGTAACCGTTCGCCCCTAAAACTACCAGGAAATTTTTGCTCTACGCATTAAGAGGTACCTTGAGGATTCTTCACCCCTTTTAGTAGGCTATGATTTTACCTCCTCACATTAAAGGCCTACCAAGACTCCGATTACTGAGGTAATATATTATCTATACCATCCGAAAAGATCCATTCGAATATCGTTTTATAATATCCATCTCCAGTATCATAATCTAAAGTAGCAGAAGGAATATGAGAACCTTCAGAAAAGTCCATATTCCAATCCCATCCCACATATACCCAGTCATCTTTAAGGTACCAAAATTCATCAATAGAATATAACTCTTCACTCTTATCCTCAAGGTAATAGGTAGAACCTCCCTGGTTAACCTCAGGAATATAATTCTCCCAGAAACTTTTTCTCATAAGAATCCTTAATCGAAAAGCTATTACCCCTCTACCATTCGTAAAGCTTGATAATAGGTTCCTTATATTAATACTATCTACCAACCAATTCTTATCACTCTGGGGAGATATCACAGGATAATGATCTAAGGGAGCAAACTTCTTCTCTTCTTGTCCTACCTGGATGCCAAATACTTTCATAGTAGGGAAGAAGATCATACCAGGATCCTGAGTAATCCTTACTTGCTTCTCTACTCCATTACTCGTTCGGATTCTAAGGCTCTCAGACCTTTCATCTAGAGACCTATTTTCCTTAACATTAATAACTACTTGAGCATTACCATTACCTTCACTTGGAGATACACTTAAAAAACTTTTATTCATACACTTACATATTAAAGGTTTATATTGGGTTATACTATAACCCAATATACTTCACACAAAGAAGCCAGAGACCAAACATCCCTGGCTTTCCTTTCTATAAAAGGGTATCCAATATCTTCTTAACCCTATCCTTCCCAATAAGCCTTCTACCATTCTTTCTCTCATAGAAGAATACATAATACTTCTGAAATTCTTTCATCCAAGTTCTACTCCCTCCCTCCAATAAGAGTTCTATTCTCATCATATCTCTAGGATTAATCCACATTTGATACCAAACTCTATTACCCTCAGAACACCTTAGGATTCTCTTTTCACTATCATCTCTAATTCTTTCTACTGTTACCATGTTTATATAATTTTTCTCTAGAACCAGTAAGTATCAAATCTCTGTGTACATAATCGGAATAATTCAACCTCTTCATCTTCATAGCATAATCCTATGGTAGCATAAAAACTTTCTCCATAGTAAGATCCATCTGTTGCTGCAGTATAATATTCAATCCCCTTTATAGTAATTTGATTAAAGCTTACACCCCTACCAGTTAGAGATTGATCTATTAGAGCATCTTGAATATACATCGCAGGGTTTCCATACTCCCCAGGAGGTAATAATTCATCTACTATATCCTTTCTGATTAGGAGTTGGAAATATGGTATAACCTCAAACTTTTCTTCATCTGTATTAGATATTTTCAGTTCAGTAGTTGGTATACCTTCGGAATCCCAAGTAGTTTTTGAAAAGGTAATATCTATAGGATGTCCAGTACTTGAGGGGAAGATATTTCTAGGTACTACTCCAATATTAGCCATAAAAGGTACACCATCCTGGGTTATTCTTACAGAAGCCTCTTTCCCTGTTGAGGATCAGATCCTCAACATCTCTTCTCTATCTTCTAGAGAGATGTTAGCTTTTGCATTAATAGTTACTTCTTGATTTCCATTTCCACTCTCTGGAGTGATGTTTAAAAAGTTCTTTTCCATACTCTAAATAATTTTTAAGTTACATATAAGAATAGTTCATCATTATTACACATGGTTAGGTGATTATAAAGGGAGATCTCGAGATCTCCCTTTATACCTTAAATAACACTAAAAGCTTAAAAATATGAAAAAAGATTTTATTACAGTTAGTCAAAATTCTGGGCAAGGGAAGGGATCAGTTACTATAATTGCAGATCCTAATACCTCTGCAAAGGATAGGTCCACTAACTTATTAGTAAGAACTGCAGGAGATAAATCCCAAGAGGTTAGAATTTTACAAAATAGTATGCCTTTCTACACTGCTTCACTGATAAAATTTTCTGGTTATCCAAAGAATGTGGGTACTCTGGACTTTATACCTTATTTTAATTTTGTAAATGTGGGTACTAATGATGATGGTTCCAATTATCCTATCTATCATTGTAAAATTAAGATGAATAGCAGCAATTATGACTTCAGTTCAGATATCAAATACTTTCTGATGTGTACTTTTAGAGAAGATCTGTTAGAGGATTATAAGCTTGAACTAGAAACACCCAGTGAATCTAGATCTCTCACACTTAAAAGTTCAGTTAGTGGATTAGGTCTTAAAAATTACGAAGGGGAAATATTCTTAAGTAATGGTACTGGTATAGTAGATGAGGTATCTTTACGATTGACTAATAAGAATGATGCCTATGATTATAGGACTCTATATCAGATAGTTTTTAACTAAAAAAAAAGATCCCGGATTACCTTCTCTAAGGGTCCAGGATCTTTAACGGATCAATCTATCTTTCTTATGAATGAAACATTATATTATAGTCATTATATTATAGTATTTCTTCTTTAGATGTTTCTTTCATGTGACCAAATATTGGGCAATCCAATCTAGCTTCTCTTTTAAATTACGAATAATGCAATTACCCAAAATACTAAGGCAAATGTAAGTCCTATTTTATTCTTCTCCCAGAATTTGCCCTGATTAAAGTAACAACCCAGATAAATTAAAGGAAAGAATAATACTCCAAATATGATTATAACTGGGAATAGGACCAAGAACAATATGTATAATATAAGTTCTTGAGTACTGGCAGACCAACCTCTATAGTTATTGTTTGAATCAAAGTAGTGTCTCATAATCTCAAATGTTTTAAGTATCGGATTAAACAATATATTGGGAACAAAGGCAAAACTAACCAGATACTGATGAAAGTAATGAATTCATTTAAACCCAAGTATCTCTTACAAAGCTTAGTAAGAATCACTGCTGGCAAAAAACAAACGGCATATATAGTGTAAATGATTACCCACATTATTTTTCTTCGATTAAGTTGATTACCTTGGATAATTTGCCTTGAACCTTCTCTAATTTAGAGATTTCCCATCCCTTAATATCTTCTCCATAAGAGGATAATTTCTCTATGGATCTTTTGATAGAGAAATATGCCTTGAACCTTTTAAACCTTTCCTCATTTTCAGGATTCATTGGTAAAGCAAATCCCTGAAGATTATTGCCTACTCTTTTATAAACTTTCTCTAAGTTAGGCAATCTAGTTACCTTTACCTTATTACTCAGAGTAGCAACTCCCTCTTTTTTATCTACTGAAACTACTTCTACTTCTTCCATCAGTGTAGGATTCTCTGAATTTGAGTAGATTACCTTTGTTCCCTCTTTTAATTTTTCTTTCATAATTCGTTTGATTAATTGTTTATGCAAATATACTAAATTTATTTGATTATTGAAAATTATCTATTTTATTTTTAATAAATTCATAGGCATTGCCTTGGTAATCTTCTAGCATTTTGTATTCCTGTGGAGATAGAAATACTCCGTTTACTTTAAAAAGTTTTCTTAGATGCTCCGGAATAGTGCCCTGGTGGGTGATGTTATTATATCTGATAATGTATAGATCCTTCTTATTCCGATCTATAACCCCTAAAGTGTTGATTGGTTGAAGTTTAGTTTGGTAAATTCCTCCGAAAGCCGAAGGAACCATTAAAATATCTCCGGGTACTCGAGTTATCCAATGAGAATAATCTGGAGTAATCACTGCAATTTTCTTCTCATTCTCAAGTTTTTTATCGTATTCTAATCGAGTATACCAAAAAGCACATCCATAACAAATATCCTGAGCTTTCATAAGCTTTGGGATCTCCCTATTCAAGTCAAAATCCTCTAAATTAAGGGGTTTGCCGCATATTCGGCATCGATTTGTCTTATTCATATTGCATTATTTATAGATTATATGAGATAATAGAACACAAAGAACTTAGAAAATAGGGATATGAGCAATACTGTTCAATGTTTATTGAACTTAAAACACTAAAGTTATGAAAGATAAATTAACGAATGAGATGATTAAAGATCTGGCTAACAGATTGGGTATAGAACCAGCTCTCTTAAAAGCAGTACAGATAGTAGAAGCTGCAGGTAGAGATGGATTTTTATCCGATGGTAGACCTCAAATCCTTTTTGAGGGGCATATTATGTACAGGGAATTTCATAAAAAGTTCTCTGATAGAGATTTAGCTTATCTCTGTAAGAAATTCTCTACGGTATTTTACCCAAAATGGGATAAATCTAAATATTTTGGGGGCTTAGGAGAGTATAAAAGACTCGAATTAGCTAAGGAAATTGATGAAGAATGTGCTTTAAAAGCCACAAGTTGGGGAATGTTCCAGATTATGGGATTCAATCACAACCTTTGTGGATGCAAAGATGTCTTCGATTTCGTTCATAAGATGTCAGAATCTCATGAAAAACAACTGGAATTGATGTATTATTTCATGAATAACTCGGGTTGTTTGAAAGAACTCAAGGAAAAAGATTGGGCAGGATTTGCCAAAAAATATAATGGCCCTGGATATGCCCAGAATGCTTACGATCAGAAATTAAGAAATGCTTACGAAAACTTCAAAAATAAGTTATGAAAAGATGTCACTTCAATAATTGGTTAGCAAAGTTGATTCTAGCCAAGAATTACACAGCAATAACCCTATTTTTCAACTCATTCTTCAAGTATGATGAAGAGGTATATGAATGGGATAATATAAATCATGAGTGTATTCATCAGGTACAACAGATAGAATGCTTTATTCTGGGATTGATTATTGGTATCATAGTAGCTGGTTTAGGAGCTCCATGGTGGATTATCCCTATAATGGCTTTTGGATTCTTCTACTTATGGTATGGAATCGAATATTTGATCATCCTCGCTTTTGCAGGTTGGGATAAGCAGAATGATCGATATCACGATGTAAGTTTCGAAGAAGAAGCTCATTCGAATGATACCAAATGGGATTATCTCAAAGAAAGATTACCCTTTTCATGGATGTCTTACATAAAACTGAGAAGCTACAAGAAATGAAAAAATTAAAAGTATTAGGGGTGTCTGCGGGTGCAGGCATCCTTTTGTTTCCTTTTAGAAAGAATTTGATAGCTAATCTAGAAATTAGAGGAGTATTTTATACTAAGGGTCTAGAACAGTGGAAATTAAACTTTGGGGATATACCCTATTATAAAGATGGAACTTTTCCAGACTGTAAGCCAGACATCATACTTTCAAGCCCAGATTGTGGAGCATCCTCCATTATGAGGCTTTCAAAAGTAAAAGAATTGGGTAATCCCCAAGAGAATAAATCCCTAAATCTAGTGATTCAATCAATCTTACATTATAAACCTAAGATATTTCTTATAGAAAACTTGCCTCGTTTGCTATCTCTGCTACCAAAGGAATACCTTCAAAAAACTTTCGAAGACTATAAACTTATTTTTCACGAAAGGTCGGTTTCTGATTATGGGAACTCACAGTTATCACGAAAGAGATTACTTATCATTGGAGTACATAGAAAAACCGGTAAGAAATATTTGAATGCTTTCAATGAAGTATTTCAAGTAAAAAACCCAACAATTACTAGAAATCTACTTAACGATTACCAGAATCCATTAAATTATAACATACCCTTGGATAAAACCCTGGCAATGTATGACTATCGAAAACTTCCCGAAAAGAAAAATCTTACAGTAAAGAAAATACATAGACTTTGGGTAGGAGCATTCCATGCTGAAAAGAAATGGCCAATCAAAACAGCAAAGATGAGTACCCTCCCAGGAGTATACAGATTGGAAGAAGATAAATCTCCCTTAACACTGAGACCTGCCGATAGACAATTCCGACCCGATGGTTATCCTCTTGGGATTTTGGATTTCAAGGCAATCATGGGATTTCCTAAATCCTACAAGATTTTCATGGATGAAGGCAATTATCTTTACTGGCTTAACAAGGCAAGGTATACAATTGCCAAAGGGGCAGTTGGAGAAATTGGGATTTGGTTTAAAAGGTGCATTAGAAACGCCTCCGATAAGTAGACTATTGGATTATACATATATAACTAACTTAATACCATAAATATAATATGAAAACTTTACCAAGATTACCTGAGGATTTTATTAAAAACCTACCTGGTTCTAAAGTGAAATTAATATATAAATTAATGAAGTTAGAATCAGAAGTACTAGCTGAAGAATCTAAACTTAGTAGTGCTTTAGCTTCTTACTACTGGAGTTTGAACCCAAATTTAAAATCGGTTTCAAAAAGCCGATTTTTATTGCCTAAAATGTTAAAATCATTCGAAGCTAAGAAGATGGAATATTTAAATTTACTAGATGCTTGCGCCTCTCAAATAGAGGGTTGGTATGAAGCTATTTCACCAAAGTTGGTTGAAAAGAAACCGAGTAAGACCCTAATATTAGGAGAAAATATTACTAGAAAGCATGCTAGGAGCTTAAAGACTAAGAGAACTAAGGTAAGTTGATGATTTGATTAAATGTTAAAAGACTTTAAAAGTGTCAAAAAGTACTAGAAGGGAAAAACTTCCTCCCTTTCAGGAATTCCTTCTTAAAAACCTTCTATACAATTAACCTCAATAGGTAGGTATCAATAATAATCATTATTCATTCTACCTACATTGGTTGATTCCATCAACCAATGTAATCAATGGTTGTATACAACCATTGATTGGAAGTATATTATCTTGTATTCTTTATTTATTCTTCTTTTTTTTTAGGAGGTTTTTTTTTCTTCTTTTGTACTGGGTTTATTAAGATTATATTAGTTTATGAAGAAAGCCAAAAATATCGTTACGTTAATACTAATAGGATTTACTATTTACCTTTGCTTCAGGAATTACAAACTTTCTCGAGAGGTTAATTCTCTGGAACAAGCGGTCAATGAAATCCCAGATACAGTTTACATCAAGAAACCCTTTAAACCTGAAAAAAAGTTTTCAGAGGAAAAAGAACCAGATAGAATCTTAGTTTACGATAGAGAGAAGTCAGACTCTCTTCCTGATAATTCCATAAGACAGCCTCTAATCAGTAAGCAAGATTCTCTGGTTCAATTGGTTTTAAAGAGGAATAAATTGAACTTAAGTCTACTCAATAAGGAAACTAATACTTATTCAACTAGATCATTCCAAATCGACCTGAATAAGTACAGTTATAACTGGTATGAGGGTCAATTAACCCAGAAAAGGATAAAGAGATTTTCACTTAATCCTTACATCTACGGTAAATACAGACCTTTCAACAATCTGTTAGACATGGGTACTGGAATTGAGTTCAAGACTAACCGATTTAATTACAAACTCGGAATCAATGCTTTCTACTACCCGAAATTCCAATCGGGAATAGGTACTGATTTAGAGTTTTCAGTTCAATATAAATTTTGATATGGCAAAAAAGATTATAACAGAAAATACAAACCTTACAAGAGAGGAATTAGAGATACTGGCTAAAGTTCCTAATGATGTATTTCTCTTTAGTCTCTTTTGTTATGTGATACACCCAGTAAGAGGAAAGGTAAGATTCGAACTATATCCTTACCAGAAATCGGTACTATACCAGTTCGTAAAAGAGAGATTCAACATTTTACTAAAGTTTCGTCAGGCTGGTATTACAGAACTTATTTCTATGTACTGCCTTTGGTTAGCGATGTACCATCCGAATAAGAAGATAAACATTATCTCCATTAAGGATACTACAGCTAAAAAGGTACTCAAGAAGATTAAGTTCATGTATAAGAATCTTCCCTGGTATCTTCAAACTCCGATTATAAATGGTAGAGCTGGAGAATTTGGATCTGCTTCTATGATAGAATTCGATAATGGTTCTTTTATAGAATCTATTCCTACATCTTCAGAAGCTGGTCGTTCGGAATCCCTTTCTCTTCTGGTTATTGATGAGGCAGCAATAGTAAGATGGGCAGCTCAAATCTGGGCCGCGGCTTTTCCAACTCTTTCATGCTCGATTGGTTCAACTCCTGTCTTTTTAAGACATTATGAGGAAATTAAAAAGGGATATCCAAAACCAATAACCGAGCAAATTAAATTAAGAACTCTTTGCCCCAAACAAAAAGGAGTTTTAGATATATCTAACTTAGGGTATTATACTTTAACTCATACTGGTTCATGGAAAAAAATTCTATGGACCCAGAATAAGGGTAAATTAGAGACTTGGTTTGTAAAAGATAATCGAGGTAAAAAAGCTGGATATACCCCAAAACATAGATTATTTACTACTAAGGGATGGAAAACTGTAGAAGAGATCATTGATCAAAATCTGAATATCATTCAAGCTGATACTAAAGTAGATCAACTTAAGCTACCTAAACAAGTAAAAGCTCCTTCTAAAGAAATCCTAAAACCCATAGAAGAATTTCCAGGTTATTTTGTATCAAATCTTGGTAAGGTATATTCTGATTCTCCAAGAAGAGGTTTTTATGAATTAACTCCCAGACCAAATAAAGATGGCTATCTGAGAGTTGCTCTTAAAAAAGCTGGAGTAAAAAGAGAAACAGGGTCAACACGTAATCAAGGAAAAGGTAAAACATTTCAAAGATCAGTACACTTATTGGTTGCAGAAGCTTTCCTTGGGCCTAAACCTAATCCAAAATCTCAAGTAGATCACATAAATAACCAGAGAGATTGTAATCATATAAATAATCTTAGGTATATATCAAGTTCTGATAACGTTAAGAAAAGTTTTGAGTATAATCTAAATGCAACCATATTCGGCATTCAAGGTGATAAATTGCCAAACCTCTTAAAAAGAGGTAGAATTTTAGAAATGGCCGAAGAAGGTTTCTCTTATAGAGAAATTGCTAGAGAAGTATATCCAGAATATAAACAAGCTCATAAGTTTGTTAAGAGAATCTTAACTGAAAGAGGTTCAAGGGTTTATATCTCTAAATTACAAGTAGTAAAAAAATGCCAAAGAACCATTTATGATATTCATGTAGAAGATGATAATTCTTATATATCAGCTAATAACTACATCAATCATAATACTGGTGGATCGGCTATCGTAAACTCTACACCCTATGGCGTAGGGAACTTTTACCATTCTACTTGGGTAGATGCCATTGCAGGAGGTAACCCATTTAACCCAATCCGGTTATATTGGCAAATGCACCCAGAACGAGATGAAAACTGGTATAAGCAAATGGCTTCTGCTCTTGGCCCAAAGAGAACTGCTCAAGAAATAGATGGTGACTTCTTATCATCAGGAAATACAGTCTTCGATTTAGCTGATATAAAGGCTATCGAAGACTGCCTTAGTGATTACCCAGTTATTAAGAAAAGGTTTAATGGTCAGTATAGACAATATCTTGAACCTCAATCAGATAAAGAATATTTTATCGGGGCAGACGTTTCAACTGGTAGAGCTTCTGACTACTCAGCTTTTACTTGTATGGATAAGCAAGGAGAAGAACAAGCAGTATTTAAAGGTAGAATCCCTATAGATAAGTATGCTAAACTTCTGGGAGATACTGGTCAATTATATAATTGGGCAACTATTGCTCCAGAATCCAATGATGTTGGTATGGCTGTAACTACCAAGCTTCAAGATGAGGGCTATCCCAAATTGTATTACTATCAAAAGATGCTGAAGAAAAAGGGTAAGAGTAGACCAGAGGTAGATAAATCTCCAGGATGGTTAACTACTCAAAAGAATCGTTCAGTAATCATCGAGAATCTTGAACAAGATATTCGAGAAGAAGACGTTATAATAAAAGATCCATTTTTCGTTCAAGAAGCTTATACTTTTATCTATGATGGTTTAGGTAGACCAGTAGCAATGGGTAAGCATAGGGCAAACAATTCAGCAGTAGATATAGATCTTGAAGGTGATGTCTATTCTGATGACTCTATTTTCGGAAAAGCAATATGCAATCATATACGAAAAGGAAAGACTAACATAATTGTACAACCAAAATGAAAAAGATTAGTTTCAAATGGCCATTTGGGAAGAAAGATCCTCCCATTATTCCACAGGCTGAAGGTAATAAAAAATCTAACCATGTTCCTTCAGTATCTCCAGGTAGGGTATCGGTTCCAGAAGATTCTAATTTTATTTCTTCCTTAAAAGGGCTTACTTATATGGTAAGTCCTTCTTTCCGTACAGAGATAATACCTTTCATTCGAGATCTATATAAGGTAAATCCGGATGTGGGCATTGCTCTTCAGGATATGTTTAAGTTGTCTAATACCGGTCACTTAATTACATTCCCTAATAATACGGATGAGGAAGCAAGTAAGATGAGAGAACATCTAAAGAATGCTACCAAAAAATGGTCAACGTATTCTGCTGGGATTGATGGATTAGTAAACAAAATGATAGTTCAACTCTTAGTTAGTGGGGCTATTTCTATTGAATGTGTTCCCGATGATAAATTAGAGGGACTAGCAACTATCCTATTCCTAAGACCCGAGAATATAGTATTCAAAAGGGAAAACAATGGAGTTTATCAACCTTACCAAAAGAATGTAGCTTTCACCAATAATCGAAAAGAAGATTATATAAAGCTAAATACAGAAACCTATATTTATTCCGGTATGTTTAATGATACAGATGAGCCTTATGGGATTCCTCCTTTTATGACTTCTCTTGATTCATTAAAAACCCAACATGATATGAAGATTAATTTCAAGCATATTATGGAAGTTGCCGGTATGATTGGTTTTCTTGAAGCTAAGATGGCAAAACCTGATCAGATGGCAAGTGAATCTGCATCAGCTTATGAGAACCGATTAAATCGAATCCTTTTAAACCTTAAAAGAAATCTTCGGGAAGGATTAAAGGATGGTATAGTTACTGGTTACATTGATGATCATGAATTCAAGCTTAACTCTACTACCAAGGAATTGGGTAATATAGAGAAGCCTTGGAATATGAACCAACAATCAGTAGCTAATGGTTTAGGAGTTAATGGTTCCATCATTGGGGTATCATCTACTACTGGTGAAGGTGCAACTGGCATAATGTTATCTAAGATGATTAGCCAGTTAAAAAATATCCAAATGATTGTAGCTTACGTATTGGATAGAATTTATTCTCTAGAACTGCGTCTGGCAGGTTTTAATAATAAGGGGATAAAAATTGATTGGGGAACTTCTACCGTTTCTGATGAAGTTAAAATCCAACAGGGTCTCCAATATAAAATACAGAACCTTGACTTATTATATAAGGCAGGTATCATTAGCCAAGATCAATATGCTTGGGCAATGGGCTATGATTCACCCGATGAAAAAGAACCAAGAGTTCCTTTAGAAGATCAGGATGGTAATATCGATCCCCAAGAGGGTACTAAAAAGAAACAAAGGCAGGCTGACAAAAACCAATCTGCTCGTAGATCAAGAGATAAAATTAACCCGGCTCCTTCTCGAGGAGACCAAAATACTAAAGCAAGATGAGTAAATTTACAAAGAAAAACAAAGAGCATCTTGATTCTATGGTGATAGGTCAAGGCCATACCATTATGGCTGGGTATATACCAGAGGCAGTGGGAGCCCAGGCTTTCTCCGAGAATTATTACAAATGGAAAACTCCTACACCGGATTCTATTGCTCAATTTGGATTTTGGGGAGGTGATATAGATTATAATACCTATTATCCTAACCTTGATAAATCGGAATTAACTCCAAAGGATGAAGAGTTTATTGAACCGATGTTCCGATTACTTTCAGAAACTATCGTATCGAAGAATTGGAATCCTACAGACTTCGGTCAGAATGGAGTACTAAAGGCTTCTATGAAGATGTTGCTTGGGCAAACGATTAATTGTGATCATGAAACCAATATAGGTAATGCTATTGGAGCTGTATCACAAGTAATGTGGCAAGAAGCCTATAAGGATGGTAGCTTTACTATACCGGCTGGTATTAATGGTATCCTGAAGATCGATGGTAAGGCAAATCCAAGAATCGCTAGAGGGATCCTCATGGAACCACCCTCAATTCACAGTAACTCTGTTACAGTACAATTCAAGTGGGATAAATCCCATCCTCAAATGGAGGATAACGAATTCTATCAGAAACTTGGTACTTATGATTCTAAGGGAGTTATGGTACGTAGAATAGTTACTGAAGTAGTTCGTTATCTAGAGACTTCATTGGTTTCACATGGAGCTGATTCATTTGCCCAGAAAATTGGTTCAGATGGTAAAATCATTAACCCTACTTTTGCTAAAAGAACTTGGGCATCTTATGAAGAATATCGGGATGATAAATCGAAGCAATATTTCTTTACCGATTACAAATCAGACATGAGTATGTTTCAGGAAAATAACGATACTCAGGGTTCTTTTAATGATAACCAAGAAAACCAAAACAATAAAAATAATGGTATGAACAAAGAATTAAGAGAATTTCTTGAAAGCCTTTTTGGGGATAATATGCTTACCCTTGAAGAAGGTAAAGAGATGGATCAGGAGAATGTGATTGCCTGTATCCAGAACTTGGTATCATCCAAAAACACTTTGCAAGCTTCTGTTGATAGTCTCAATACAGAGAAAACTTCTCTCACTGAGCAGATCAATAAATTAAATACAGAAGTGGCAAATCTGACGGAAATGGCAACTGTAGGGAAGAATCATATCGCTTCTCTCCGAGAAACTGCCGTAGAAACCTACAGAAAGTTAATGGGTGATAAGGTAGATGAAACTATCGTAACTATGCTCAATTCTGAAACTACTGGTATCAATACTTTGGTGTCACTTACCAAAGACTACCAGGCAAGATTGGAAGAGAAGTTCCCGATGGTTTGCTCAAAATGTGGTTCACATGATGTTAACCGTGCTTCTTCAGTTTCTGAAGGTGAAAAGGGTAAACACCAAGAAGATACTGCTTCTAATAAGGAAAATTCTACAGACCAAGTTTTCGAGAGTCTGTACAAACAAAAGTTATCACATAAAAAATAAAGGTTATGGAAAAGACTAACATTGTAAACATGGACCAGCCGATGACTCTCTTTGGTTCTAAGACTCCGAAGACTGTAATCTACAAATCCGAATCACATAAGCTTCACCAAGCTTTCACAGTAAAGCAGGGAGAAATAATTGTACAGGGAGTTCCTGTATCACTTACTGAAGAAGGCCAAATCAAAGTATATGCCGATGGAGAAGTATTCTTGGGCATTGCAGTAACAGACAACGTTAACCCGGCTTATCAGGGTCAAAGAAATTTCCCCGTTGAGGTAACAGTAATGGTAGAAGGATATGCCCTTTGCAACTGGGTATCAAATGCCGAAGTTAAATGTGGCTATGTTAAACCTTCCGGAGAACTTCTCAATTCTCGCTTCGTAAAGGCAGACCATGCCGATGCAGAGACTCACTTCATCGCTATTACTCCGGCAGATGAAGCAAATGAACTTATCCAAGTACTCATCCGCTAAATTCAAAGCAAAGATATGGAAAAACAAGATTTATCAAAACTGACACAGAAGGATTTCATTAATGAATTGCCTTCAATGGTATCTCTGATGGATTCTTACCGTTCTGGTAGTAACAACAGAAAGCCAATCGAAATTACCCTCGGAGAAGTAGCAGAGGGTAAATGGGGTATTTCCCAAGATGAACTCTTCGAAAAGATCGGTATCAATCCTCATGTTGATACAATGGAGAACATCTTCACTATGCCTCAGCAGAATATTCGTTGGATTGTTCCGGAAATCATTCGTCAGGCAATTACTCTGGGTATGCGCCAAGCACCTTTCTATCCTGAGATCATTGCTTCTGACCAATCAATTAACGGTCTGTCTGCTATCATGCCGATGATCAACATGTCAGATGCTGCACCTGCAAAGGTAAACGAAGCTGAAACTATTCCTTTGGGAGAAGTAAGCTTCGGACAGAAGTCAGTATCTTTGTTCAAGATCGGTAAGGGCTTTAAGATGACCGATGAAGTTAAGAACTACGTTTCTATCGATGTTTTGGGCATTTATCTCCGTGATTTTGGTATCCAGTTGGGCTATGCTATGGATACCTTGGCAATGGACGTAGTAATTAACGGTAACAAACCAGATGGTTCAGAATCTGCTCCGATTATCGGTGTATATGAAACTGCCCAAGGAATTACTTACAAAGACTTGCTTCATATTTGGGTTCGTGCTGCTCGTATGGGCCGTAACTTCCAAACTATGATTGGTGGTGAAGACCAGGCAATCGAATTGCTGAACTTGCCGGAATTCAAAGATCGTCACTCTGGTACAACCCAGGCTACTTTGAATGTGAAGTCTCCGGTTCCCAGTAGTGCTAACTTCTACATCCACCCGGGAACACCTAACCAGCAGTTATTGCTGATTGATACTTCTGCTGCCCTGATTAAGCTTACAGCTCGTCAGTTGATGTTGGAATCAGAAAGAATCGTTTCTAACCAAACTGAAGCAGTATATGCAAGCTTGACTACTGGCTTCTCTAAGATGTATCAAGATGCTGCTCTCTTGCTGGCTGCAGATAAGAAGTTCACTGAATCCGGATTCCCCGATTTCATGAATGTGGATCCTTATCTCTTGGTAAACCTTGAGTAATACCGGTTTTCTTCATTTCCAAGTTTTTGTTTTTAGGGGTAGTCTTTATGGGCTACCCTAACTTTTTATAACACCAAAATCTTACAACAATGGCTAAATTATTTACAGTAACTGTGGGTTCAAGAGCTTATAGCTTTCATGATCAATCTACAGGCATCACAATTGCAAGAGGAGAAGTTAAAGGATTAAGTTCTCGTCAGTTTAATTCTAAGAAGATTCAATTGGCTTTGGCTTCTGGTCATCTTATTATGGTAGTAGACAAAAATACTCAACATTCTAAGTATACTGATGATCAGATCGAAAAGTTGGCAAAGAAACTCCAAGCTCAGATTGCCAAAGGTATGACGGTAGAAAAGATCGCTAATGGCTATTCCTTAGAGGAAGTAAAGCTAATTGCAAAGAAATACGGCTTCGAGATCGAAGATACCGATACTGCTGAATCTCTGATCCAGGCAATCATTGAGGATTCTGAGAGTCACAAAGAAGAAAAGTAATCACTCATTTAAAATATAAGAGTTATGAAGAAGTTTATTTTTATGTTTATGGCTTTGTTAACCTTAGCCATACCTGCATTAGCTGCTGAGGATATTGGAATTGCTCCAGCTTCCGAAGTAGTTATAGATGTTGGCTCATTCACTGGAATAGCAGCTTTAGTATCTATGATTGCTACTCAGATCTTAAAGGTAATCCCAGCTATTAAGGAAAACAAACTGGCAAAGATCGGTATATCAGTTGCCGTCGGTATTATAGTTTGCATGGTATGCTGGGTATTACAGATATCACCTATATTAATTAGCATGGAATGGTGGGTAGCTCTATTATACGGCTTAGCTGCCGGATTAAGTGCTTGCGGATTCTATGATATCATTAAAGCTATCTATAATACGATTATAAAACCAGATAAATCCAATTAGGTATGGGCAAACTAGACTTCGTTTACACTACGTCAGGTCTAGAAGCTTCATTCCGAGTAATATCCAAAGTCCCAGTTAAGGCCATACTTGATTGGGACTTTGGTGATGATAAGGGAGAGGTTTTCAATGGTAAAAGGCATGAATCCTATTCTTATGAGGAATCAGGTTTTTATACTGTTACCCTGACCGTTTCAGATTCCAGTGGTTTGAATGAAACTATTCAAAAAACCATTGTCATTTGTGATTATGCCCATACTACTCTTCCTGATAGTATCTATAATCTCATTGACAATTACCTTCCAAAAGAAATCGCTGAAGAACTAACTCAAGAAGAGAAAGCTCTTTTCATTCAAAAATGGCAATTGTATATTGGTCCTCTAGTAACACATCTAATTCCACCAGATAAATATAAAGACGAGTTATGGTATGAGGCACTAGAAAATCAGCTGATTATGGAATTAGCGGTATTCGATTACCTTCAAGTCCAATTACTTAAACTTTTAACCAACACCGGAGAATCACTTAGTGAAATCACTAAGCCTGGTGGTAATGATTCTGAAGATGGTGGAGCTAGAGGGGATAGAGTTAAACAAATCACTACCGGTCCTACTGAGGTTCAATTCTATGATTCAGTATCTGATAGTATTAGTTCTCTTTGGAAAACATTCTCAAATGCAATGCAACCAGGAGGAGTAATCGATGAACTTCGGAAAAACATTTGTACTCTAGCTGAAAGGTTAGAGATATTCTTACCATTCTGTAGACAACCCTATTCACCTGTAGTACCAAGAGTAGTAGATCGAAGAATTGTTACTCAACTGGCAGGTCCTAATCCTACAGCCCCTTTGAATAGAGGTTCATTCAAATTAGTTAAGAAACCCAGATCATGACTAAACCAATCTCTAGATACTTAAACAATAAAACCTGGGATAGATATAAACGTATCATCACAGAGTTTATAGATTTCGATGCAGGAAGGCAAGATATTATATGGGCAAAAAAGGTAAACCAATTCCTTGATCATGCCGAAGATAGTTTACCTTCTTATTATGAAATTCATATTGAAGCCCTTTGTTATTATAACTCTTTTAGGAATTGGCCAATCAATAAGGCAACTGTATCTGGGGAACTGGATGATGAAAACCTTTCGATACTAATTTCTAAATCATATATAGAAAGGCTTGGGTACCTTGATGAACACGGGTACTGGAGATTTAATTGGTCAGAAGATAGGTTCATCATAAATGGGATAGTTTATAAACCCGATGGTGATACCCAGGTAGCTCAAGCAAAAGACGAAGCTCTGGTCTTCTTGGTTATTCTTAAAAGAGACCGTGACACAGTTGTAAACTTTATAGAACAATAATATGGCACAGTTATTACTGAGATGGACAAAGGTTACTTTCAATAACCAGGAATGGTATGATAGTAATATAATAATCCTAAATGGTAATTCTGGAGTACATCTAGAGGTTGATGGAACAGGGAATTATATATCAGTATTTCAAAGTATGACTGGTATTAATTTCGTAACCCGGCTTCAAGATTACTTTGGACCTGTTTGGGATATGATACTTCCTTTCCCAGGAATAGGCCAGGCAATTAAATTGAGAGTAAATAAGCTACCTACCTTCGGTATTATTAAAGGCGATGTTCAAGATGGAGGATATGGTGATGCTACTGACAATGTTTTTGCTGGTTCAGAAGGAATCCTATTCTGTGGAAAGGGTGGAGAATATTTCTTAGGGAAACCTAAGGCAGTTGGTTAATTATTTAAAACCTTATACCTATGTATATAAGTAAGTATTATACTGTTGAAGAAATCGATGAGAGACTTAAGCAGGGTTATCTCAATGATGCCACTGAACAAGGCTTTGTCGGTACTATGAAAGAGTTCTGGGCTCTCTTTCTTTCGATTGCCAATAAGGTAGATAAGAAGGAAGGCTATGGTTTGTCTCAGGAGGACTTTACCACAGAACTGAAAGATAAGTTAAATTCTCTTTCTGGGGAAATCCCAACTAAGGTATCACAGTTAGAGAATGACCTTAAGTTCCAAACTAAAGAAGAAGTAGAAAAGTATATCAGTGACCTTGTAGATGGTGCTGATGGAGCATTGGATACTCTTAAAGAGTTGGCAGATGCCCTGAACAATGATCCCAACTTTGCTACTAACCTTACTAATAAACTCATTGAGATTAGAGATGCCCTTACTGCTGAAGTTAATCGAGCAAAAGCTGCTGAAGCTGCTCTGCAAGAAGGTCTCAATGAAGTAGATACAAAAATCGAAAAAGCTCTTCAGGGTCTTACTGATACCATCGATAAAACTATCAAGGACATCAAGGATTCAGTCAAGGCTTTAGAACAGAAAGTAGATAAAAATACCGAGGCTATTTCTAATGTAAAAGTGGAGGTAGCTGGCCAATTAGCTGATTTCAAGGTAGAAGTTCATAAGGAAATCGATCTTGAAAAAGAGAGAGCTATTACTGCAGAGAATGCTTTGCAAAGAGAAATAGATAGCCTGAAAAATGGCTCATCTAATGATAAGGCAGAATTAGAACAAAAGATTCAGCAAGAGGCTACAGAACGAGCTCGTGCTGATGAAGCTTTGCAACAGAACATAGACAATGAAGCTAAAGCTCGTGAACTTTCTGAAGAGGAAATCAAAAAAGCTCATCAGAAAGATATTGAGCGTATTGATGGTGAAAAGGTAAAATGGGATAAATTTCCTACTTCAGAATTGCCCAATAGAAAGGGTATAGTTCTTGAAAATGGGGATCTCATCTTAGGCAAAGATCTTAAGGGAGATACTTTGCCATTAGTTCAATTGAATCGTTTGGGTATAATAGAGGCTGGTTCCCCCAAGGCTCCATATAACATCAATACACCACAGGGAGAAAGACCCACTATTCAAGAAGCAGGGCAAACTGGAGAACAAGCATATCACATGGCTTATCAAGAAGATCTGGCTCACATTAGTGAAGAGATCGATGAAAAAGTTAAAGCTGAGGCTGATGCTCGAATTGCTGCCGATGAATTATTGGTAAAGAAAGAAGAAGGTAAGGAATTATCCTCTAATGATTTTACTGATGAATTAAAAACTAAGCTAGAAGGTATAGAAGAATTTGCTAATCGCATCACTAATGTATCTCAGTTAGTAAATGATTCTAAGTTCCAAACCGAAGAAGAGGTAAAAGCTGCAATAGAAAGTATTATCGGTTCTGCTCCAGATGTACTTGATACTCTTAAGGAAATTGCTGATGCTCTCGGTAATGATCCTAACTTTGCTGCTACTATCACCAAGAAATTGGCTGCTCTTGCAGAACAGATTAACCAAGAGATTGAAGATCGTACAGAAGCTGTATCTCAAGTACAAGGTGACTTAGATACCAAGTATCAAGAACTTTCTTCTAAGATCACTCTTCAGGGAGAAAACCTTAATAAAGAGATCTCCGATCGAAAAGAGGCCGATGCTGCAATGAAGTCCGAGATAACCAATCTTGGAACTTCTCTTACAGCTTTGGGAACCGAATTGAGACAGATTATTAATCAGAATTACCAGACTCTTCAGCAACAGATTCGTGCTCAGGATGCTCTTATCCAAGAGAATACCCAGGCTATTCAGACTAACCTATCTTTGATCCAGTCTTTACAGACCAAAGTAGATACTAACGTTAATGATGTAGATAAACTGAAGAAAGGCCTTGAAACTGAAGTAGCTGATCGTAAAGCTGCCGATACGGCCTTACAAGAGAAGATTAATACTAATGCTGATGGATTGGCTAAAGAGATTTCTGATCGTAAAGCTGCAGATCTGGTTCTTCAGCAGAATATCGATGCAGAATCCCAAGCAAGAACCCAGGCAGATTCCCAAATTAGAACTGATCTCTCTAAGAAGATTGAAGATGAAGCTACTGCAAGAACCCAAGCTGATACCCAGATAACTCAGAAACTAGATCAAGAGATTATCGATCGTAAGGCTGAGGATGAAAGACTTTTTCAACGTATCACTGAGGAATCCCAAGGTCATACAGAAGCTATAGAAGATTTACAAGCAAAGGTAACTAAGAATACCCAAGATATTACTGCTGAAGTAAATCGGGCTACTGCAAAGGAAAATGAAATTGCCCAGAATTTGGCAACTGAAACCCAAAATAGATCAGATGCTGATTCTGCAATGCAGGCTTCTATTAAAAAGGTTGGAGATGACCTTACGAAATTTAAAGCTACTAAGGATCAAGCTAATGGTTTGGCTTCTCTTGATGGCAATGGTAAGATTAAACCTGAACAATTACCTGAGGGGGCTACTTACGGTGTAATGGGCATAGAGAAACAGGTAAACCTTCTTTCAGGTCGTGATTCAGTACCTGATATGGAAGTTGGTGATCGATTTTATGTCCTTGAGGATAAAAAGATATACACTAAAACTATTGATGGATGGGATGCCGGAATCGAACCTAAAGAGGATGTAATCTATAACTTCCGTAGAGCTGATGAAGAAGGTCGTACCAATATTATCAAACGATGGGATGGTAAGGATATGACTGTAATTTCAGAAACAGTAGTATTGGGAGAAACTAAGGGAACTGCTTATGAAGGTTCTAAGGGTAAGCTATTGAAATATAGAATTGATTCTTTGCCCAACAGTGTAGTTTCTAAGGTAATTTTGTATAAACCAAATGCCTTTGAAGAAAACCCAGTTAGGAAAAATAAAGTGGGTATAAATGTGAAATGGTATGAAAAGAGGCTACAACATGAAGAATGGGAATTCAAAGCTTCTACGGATTATGATATACCAGTTGCTTCTTTAGAGAATGGTGGACATGGTGGACTTATGTCGTATGAGGATAAAGTACTTCTCCAGAAACTTGCTGCTTCAGTATTCCCATTAACACTTACTGTAACTGGAGGTGGAGTATATCGAAAGACTACTACTCAAACCGTAACAGTAAGTTGGTCACTCAAACAAGGTCCCGATGCAGTTACACCAGATTCTTTAAAGATTAACAATGAACCGATAGAGGTTTCATTAACTTCTAAACAGTTCCCGGGAATTACTGTTAATACTACTTTTAGAGTTGAGGCAACTAAGGATGGAGTTACTAAGACTGGTTCTGTTTCTGCAGTATTCGTTAATCCTTCTTATTTCGGAGTAGTAGATAGTAACTTTACTCCTACTCCCGAAGGTATCCAAGGTTTAAGTAGTGGTGAAATCATTAAGAATAGCAAAACATATAACACTTCAGCATTCAACCAAAATGCTCAGAAGAACTGTTATGCTTATCCTAAAGCCTTTGGAGCTCTTACTTCTATTACGGATGGTAAGAATGAGTTCATCAATTCTTATACTCGTAGTGAACTAGAAGTAAATGGGGAAATGTATTATGTATATGTTCTTTCCGAAGCTTCTACAGTATCTAATTACTCACTTCAATTCAAATAATTATGGCAGTACAATATATTGATAACCTTTCTTATAAGGGAAAGAAGCCAAATTTTGAAAGAGATCAATTCAAAACTTTGGCTGAGATGAAGGCTTTTTCTGAAGCTGATATTGATGAAGGCCATTCTTCTTACTGTCTTGAAGATGGTAAAAGATACACCTTTAAATCTTCTAACTCAGTAGATTCTATTACTGGTAGATGGAGAGTAGAAAATAATCCAGGTGGAGGGGTAGAAGTCCCCTCTAATCCTCAACCAGGCCAAACTTATTTCGATACCAAAGTTAATAAATTGGGTATCTGGAATGGCAATGCTTGGGTAGATTCAATGGGTAATCCTTTGGATTCTAAACGGCAGGGAACTACCGAAGAAAGACCTCAGGGAGTTCAAGTAGGTTATATTTACTATAACACAGAAGAAGAATTCTTTGAAGCTTGGAATGGCAATGCTTGGGTACCCATTACCTACTTGGTAACTTCAGTAAACCAAATCACATTCAGTTCAGATGGTGGAGATATGCCTTTTGAGGTATTCTCTAATGCCAAATGGACTGCTAAATAACTTATTCTATAACCTCAAAAAAAAAACAAATGGACAGAGAAAAATTGAGAGAGGCTAGAGCCATTGCAGGATGGGCTCACCTTGACAAGAACAGCGGTACTGGTAACAGTACTGTACAAGTAACCGTAGATGCTTACTTGGGTCGTAATGCTCGTAACACTAGTGTTCAGATTGCTACCAACGGTGGTGTAAGCAAAAACGTTTCTGTAGTACAGAACGGTAAAGCAATTTACATCACTAAGGAATCAGATCCTAATGTGGGAGCTGCTGCTACTACTGCTACTGTAAAGTTTAAAACTAACGTAGAGAAGTTTAAACTTGAAATCGGTAACAGCGGTACGGTTGGTTCAGTAAAAGTAAACAACGTAAATGTTCCAGAAGCTGGTGGTATTTATACTCCGGCTGGTGACCCGGGAGCTAGCGGTGAATATGTAGTAACTGTAGTTGTGAACTTTGCTGCCAACGGTTCTATTCAGAACAAACAGTACACAGTTAAGGCAAGTGATTCTGTAAATGCAGAAGTAAGTGCTACTGCTACGATTACCCAATCTGCTGCTGATTCTAACTTGACCGTTAGTCCTGAACAGCTTACCTTCGAAGCTACTGGTGGTGCTAAGACTATCACCATTACTTCTAACGATAGCTGGACTATCGCTTAAAAGTAATCAGGTTAAAAATCAGAGGAGCCCCAAGATTGAGGCTTCTCTTTTAATTTTGTAGGTTATAAAAAAGGATAAGATTATAACGGTAGCTTCAGCTGGAGGTGTAGTAAGAGAGATACAGATAAGTCAAGCTGCTGCTGAAATTACCTATGAATATATACTTGAAGCCGTAGTTTAAAGATATTTTGGGTGGGAATAGAAGTTTAGAGGGGTGCATATAATTAAAGTTATGTGTATCCCTCTTTTAGTTTAAAATGATATATTATATGGCAACTAAATCAGTAAATCGTACTTTAGGTATTCCTTCTGGAAGATTTGAGATTTACGTTGATAAAGCCCAACAAGCCAGAGCAGAGAAGCTTATACGAAGTGTACCAAGTATCCTTACTAAATCCTATGCAGAAGGTACTAGAAAGTTTGGTGAACAACTCCTTAGGATAGTGAAAAAATGTTTATCAACTGGCATGCCTCCTGCAGGTTCGGGAGTATCTTGGCCACCTCATTCGGCAAGTACCATAAAGTCTTTGGGAGAACATACTCTCTTAAACTGGACTGGGCAATATAGAAGATCGGTAAACATTTACCATCAACGTAATAGAACCTATGTAGGTTTACCTAATAATGTAAGGAAAATACGAAAGAAAGGTAAAGAATCTGGAAAAACCTTAAATCAAATTGCCATTCTATTAGAATACGGTAGTAAAGATTCTAACCTTCCCCCTCGTCCTCTTTGGGCTCCTGCATATAAAGCTGCAGGTGGAACTAAGGTATTACAGAAAATACTAAGGAATGAAATTAGAAAACAATTAAGGAATCATGGCTTTTAATATCGATAAGACTTCTGGGGTTGGACCTGCCACCATTAACATTCAACCCTCAGAATATAATACCACTGGTAAAGATATTAACCAAACTATATATGTAGAGATCGGTGGAAAAAGGCAACCAATTAACCTTATCCAGAGACCTGCTGCATTAAGTTGGAAATATACCTTTACCGTAGAACCAACTTCTACTAGCATTGAACCAGGTGGTGGATCTGTAAGCTTAACCGTTAAATCTACTAAGCAACAGCTAGTAAATGGAAATCTAGTAGAAGAAGAGATACCCCTAAATTACACCGCTATTCATTACTCTGGTAATTCCTTTGTAACTATAGATGGTACTACATTGAGGGCAGAGGCTAATGATAATACAGATAGTAGAATAGAGACTATTCGGTTTACTCAAGCTGAATCTGGACAAGTTCAGGATATAGTAATAGAACAAGCAGCTAATGTTCATTATTACTTCTCTGCAGGAGTTCCTTCTACTACAGTAGAATATGATGATACCTCTTATGACCCTAAAATAGAATCTTACAGGATGGTAGGTAATAGAAGAGAGGAAGTTGGATATACTTTGTATTCTGACAGTTCTGATATGAATGCTGGTAGTACTAGTTTCTCATTCTCTAAGAATCCTAACAATGAAGCTAGAACTATGAGTGGTAGAGCAGTACAGAATGATACTAATCAAGTTATAAATTTACAAGTTACACAGAAAATGTTACCTATGTGGGTTTTCAGAGGTGTTCATTTTAAGGATTACTATTCTTCTAATGAATCTATTAATAAAGAACATCGAGTTATTATAACTAGTAGATATGATGATTTCTATACTATAGATTTTGAAGTATCTAAAGGTAATAGTATGGCTATGGCTTTAAAAGCCGGTGGTGAAAATAGCAATTGGTCTAAAGCCTTTAGAGTTATTCGGGTTTCAGGTAGAATGACTAGAACTGGTCAGAGCCTTAGATTAGAACCTAAAGGAGTGAGTGGTATAATTTTAGGCGAATTTGATAGTAATGGGGAATTTAGTACCCTAGAGAATCTAAGAGATCCTGGATTATCTTCAGATAATTCTTATGATTTCAATAACTTAGACAAACCAGAATCAGAAAGGGTCTGGAATTTAATTGGAAGTTTACCAGGAGGGTTCTATGCCTCTACTACTATAGTTGGTCAATATAGGTTTTCAATATTCAATCACCTTCAATAAAGATTTCTATGGTAAATACAGAAGAAATCGTAGAAAGAACTTTCTATATAAGTTTACTACATACTGCTTTAGAAAAAGGATTAACTGTTAATCCCCAAGATTATTTACCTGTATCTCCTGAAAATGAGAAAAAGTTTGAGGCTGATATAAAAGGTTTAAAGAAATTCATCCCAATTTTTGGAATAGGTAATAATCAAGTACGAGGTATAAAAACTTGCCCAAGAATCACTTTAGAGTTACAGGGATATTATCCTGGTAATATTGGAGTAGAGAAATTTATAATAGGAGATAAGTTAGAGAATGGTAACTACCAAGCATCAGAGTTTCCTTTCGAAACTAAAGATATAACTATTGATGTTCACTTGGTAGCAAATACCCAGCCAGATATGAGGTTACTCCATAGCCTCATGTACCAAGCTTTACCTTCAAGAGGTTACTTAAAACCCTATTATAATGATCTAGAAGAATGGTCTTCAGGGCGAGTAGGTCCTACTGGTAATCTGTATATAGAGATAGGTAACTATTATGATCACCAAGATGTAGAACATGGTATATTAGAGAAGGTATACCAATACACTTGTGTAGATGGCCTTCTTGAGGAAAAGCTTCCTGGAGAGGGAGAACTTGTACCTATTACAGATATATCGGTTCTAATCGGCACAATCGAAGAAAAAGAAGAAGGAATGCTCAACTTACATCTAGTAAGCTAAACCGAGCGATACTTATCGGTTTTAAATAAACAAGTAATTAACTTTTAAAAACAAGTAATATGCCAACTTCACCTCATGTTGATTTTGTCTTTCAGAACAATAATGTTCTGCAGACTACTCCTATGTTAGGAGTTTCTTGTGTATTGGCTAGAACTACTAAAGGTGTATACGATGACCCCTCAGAAATCATCTCTTCCTATCCTCAATTCCAAAGACAATTTGGAAAAGAGATAGTACCTGATGGTTCTGTATCAAATATCGAAAAGGCACTTGTAGGTGGTTCAAAGCTGCGTATTATTCGAGTACTTGGTAAAGGTGCCACTAAGGGTGTAGTAAAAGCTACTCGTGAATCTGCCAGAAGATTGAAGCCTGCTTCAGATAAAGAAGAATCTCCAGTAGTAGCTTCATCTACCCCAGACCCAGTTACTCCTCAAACCTTGGTAAAGATTACCTCAGGTTCTACTACCGTAGGATTTGGATTAGTAACTAAAGGCTATGGAGATCCCATTGGTACTGGAGAAACTTTTAGAGTGGGTTTCTATAAACAATTTAATACCATTTACTATGTGATCTATGGAGCTACTGGTGAGATCCTCGAACAAGGTCCAGTACTAACTTATAAAACCGCAGATTCTCTCAATAATACTTCTTTCGATTACTTGGCTCTTTCGGCATTTGCAAAGAATTCCCAGTATCTCGAACCTAAGATGACTGAAACGGTAGAAGGCATTAAATCTTGGGAGAACCTGATTCAGTGGTTAACTACTTCAGTAGATGGTAGTAAAGATAAGGTAACTGTTACTATCGGAGAAAAAGAAGTAACTAACGAAGAAGTATCTTTTGATGGTACCATTGGTAATGCGGGTACTACACCCACTGCCGACGAATGGATTGCTTCATTGGAATTCGTAAAGGATTATACCGATGTATACCAACTTTTCTGTTCCCATATCTCTCAACATTTGGAACAAGATGCCGAAGTACTTAAGGTACATAAGGCTGCTGCAGATATGGTTAAAGAACTCGAAGAATATACTTATTACATTGAAGTTCCTAAACACCTTACTCACTATACTCAGGGTGATCAGCCAAGAGATAAGAAAGCTATCATCTCCTGGGTTGAAACCTGTTTGGGTACAATCGGTAACTCTAAGTATGTTGCCTATTTTGGTGGTGGTCTTAAATACTACAATGAAAATGGTAATCTCCAAGATTCAGATGTAGTAGGAACTGTAGTGGGATTGGGAGATGCTTCTGCTTCTCAATATGGTCCTTGGAAATCATTTGCGGGTATGAACCGTGGAGTAATCTATGATGCTGTAGGTCCAGTATGCCCGAACTATGGCTCTCCTTCTCGATATGCAGATCTGAACGAATTGGCTCAATCATATGTTAATATGATGGTAATTAAGGATACTCCAGATGCTGGTAAACAGACTATGCTTTGGCACTTATTTACCTCACAGGTAAAACAAGATTCAGAAAGATTCCTTTCTATAGTTCGATTGAACCTTTACCTCAAGAAGAGCTTAAGACCCATTTTCCAAAAGTATCTTGAAGAACCAAATATTTGGAATACTTGGAATAAGATCTGGCTGGAAATTAAACCTATCTTGGATAACTTGGTAGATGAAGATGCCATGTCAGAATATACCTATATGGGTGACCAGGATGCTTCCTCTTACGATCAGCTTTCAGTAAATAATGAAGCAGATGTTCGTCAAGGTAAATATAAAGTGATCCTTAAGTATAAGGATATCGTTCCTATGCAAGAAGTTACAATTAACATCGTAATTGATTCTGCATCTAAATCAGTTTCTATTTCAGAAGATTCGTCTAATCAATAAACTCTAAGATATATGGGAGCAAAAGTAAAAAATCCTCGGAAGAAATTCTTATGGAGCATAACCTTCCCTAAGCATCCTATCAATACATATCTGTTTCAAACTTGTACTTTGCCAGATATCGAGATAGAACAGGTAGCTCATGGTGATATTAACAGAGATGTTAAAACTGCTGGTAGAGTTACTATCGGTAATCTGATAGTAGAGAAACTGATGACCACTTCTGGTTCAGATACTTGGCTTCATGATTGGCTTTATTCTTGCCAAGATCACATTGTTGGTGGAGGCTTGGTACCCAGTCAATATTGGGAAACTGTAATAGTAAATGAACTTGCCGAAGATGGAGTATCAGTACTTAACACTCACCTTTTCGAAGAGGTTTGGCCATGCAAAGTAAATGGTCAAGAACTCGACAGAATGGCTTCAGAAAACTCAATTGAATCAATCGAATTCTCTGTTGGTACAGCCGATAAGTACTAATCCTTAGTCATTTTTCTTTGCTAAGACTTTAGGTGGGAGGGGTGGGATTCCTTACGGGTATCTTCACCCCTTTCTTGTTGTTAAACCTTAACATAACTATAATTTTAAGTATAACCAAATAAACAAAAACATTATGGAATTTAGAACCTTTCGATTTGTAGCTCCTTCTGGTTATTTCTATGAAATCCGGGAACAAAACGGAGCAGATGAAGACATTCTTAGTAATCCCGTAGATGCTAGAACTTTGATGAACCTTACTAAGTTTATTTCAGCAATCGTAGTAAAAACTGATTTTACTGCTAAGGGAAAACTAAGCGTTGAAGATGCACTTGCTCTTCCTGTTAATGATAGGTATGCCATTATTATTCAATCCCGTATATTCTCTTTGGGAGAAGAAGTTTCTTTTGAATTTGATTGGGGTAAAGAATTTGGAGGTAAGGTAATGTATGGCCAAGATCTTCATGAACTTCTGTTCGATGATTACTCAGTATCTCCTTCCGAAGAAGAAGTTGAGAAAAAACCTGAAGCTATCCCCTATTATCCGATGGGTAAGAAATTAAGGGATCACCAGATCTTTACTTCTTCAGGCAAAGAGTTACTATTCGACTGCATGACTGGAGAAAGCGAAAAGGAATCTATTCAAGTAGAACAAACTAGAAATACCCCTCTTATTCATCGAAATCTTCGATTGAAAGTAGATGATAAATATGAGAAAGTACTTAATTTCTCTTTGTTCTCTCCAAGGGATATGCAGGAAATCAGAAGAGAGGTATTTGCTATAGACCCAATCTTCCAGGGTAATACCGAAATCGAAAATCCGAAAACCGGTCAAACTGCGAAATACTTTATATTCGGAGCTCCAGATTTTTTCTTCCTGACGGGAGAATAGACTTAGAGGGCGATTTTGCTTATATAAGTAGAGCTGAGATAAGGATGGATTATCTCAGCTTTTTAGTTCTCCCGTATAGGGTAAGGAAAAGATTCTTAGAGAATGCCGAAGCTTATTTTAAACTTATAGAGAAAAAATCCAAAGGCAAATAATATGTTCAATTCAGGTAAAAATATAGTTGAGGTTGGTATAGCAATGGTGCTAAGGGACCAATTCTCTAAAGAGTCGGGAAGGATCTCTAATTCGTTTAAGACGATGATGAACGATATGAGTACCTGGTCTAGAGGTATTCAGATGTCAGGTTCATCCTTAGCGGATTACGGAGCTCAGGTGCTCAAGAGCATGTATAGAGCCTATGAATATTCTGCTGGAGTTCAGAATGAAATTTGGATGGCTTCTAAAATTGCCGGAGCTACTCAAGCTGAACAAAATAGGTTATTGCAAGTAGCCAAGCAGGTGAATGAAGAAACTCCTTTGACGGCTATGCAGGTTTCTTCAGCTGCTCGTTATTTAGCTATGGCTGGTAATAAGGCTGATGCAATAGAGAAGATGATACCTCCAGTAGCTAAACTAGCCTCTATCCTAAATATAGATCCAGGTGGGAAAGGTGGAGTAGCTGATATGATGACTAATATCATGTCTATGTTCCAAATCCCAATGGGAGATGCTGCTAAAGTATCCGATGATTTGTATACAGCTACTACGAATGCTAATATAAGCTTGGAAGACTTAGCAGCTACTATCCGATATTCAGGAGCAGATATGAAAGCTGCTGGTGTTAGCATGAGAGAATTAGCTGCTGCTACTGGTGTACTTGGTGATATGGGTATTCAAGGATCCATGGCTGGTACTTCATTAGGTAACATGGTTCGTAACCTACAGTTATCATTATCAGAACAGAAAAAATTGGGTTCCTCTTGGTTAAAAGAACTGGGATTAACTTCTGAGGATTTCTATGATGCTCAAGGTGGTTTTAAGGGTTTGTATAATGCTTTCCAACAGTTCCTTGGGTCTTATAAGCAGATGACTGCAATGGGTAGAACCCAGGCTTTCTATAATATCTTCGGAGTTCGAGGTATGCGAGGTATTATACCCATTCTTAACGATATGGCTTCTGGTAGGGATAAGATGAATCTTATCATGGGGCTCTATGATAAGAATCAGGGCATAGTAGATCAGAAGAATGAAGAAAGGCTTAATACCATGGCTGGTAAGCTAGACCAGATGAATTCTGCTTTTGAAAACTTAGTAGTTACGGTGGGTAACAAGTTAGCTCCTCTATTTAATCCCATTGTTGATAGCTTGAGATTCCTAACTAAGCTAGCAGATAAATTAGCTAGCTTAGGTGGAATGGGCCAGTTCCTTATTCAGACTATGGCTGTAGGAGCTGCTGTTACTGTTATAGTTAATGGCTATCGTACTATAGCTATGACTCTCAGAATGATCCGAACTTTCCATGCAGCAGCTAATACTGTAGCTAATGGTATGACTGGGGCTACTTCTAGAACTAACCAACAGTTTGCCATCATGGAAATGCACTTAGTAAGGATAGGTAATATCATGAGGGATATACTTATCTTACAAATGCAGATGGCAGGCTTATCACGGAATAGTGCAGGTCAATGGATCTGGACAAAAACTGGTAGGTATGCTAAGGTTCCTAAAACTATTTTTGATCCCTTTGATCCTATGGCAAGTAATATTAGTGGAGGCAATGGTTCAGGAGCTGGATCTAGAATGGCAGGAGGCGGTAGCTTACTTGCAGGAGGTACTTCTAAATTTGCCAGATGGGCTCTTGGTAAAGGCTTAAGTAAGGGAGTTATTAAAGGTGTAGGTACAGCTTTAACTGCCGTGAGTACATTGGGTAAAATACTTCCTGGATGGGGATGGGCATTTACCATTGGAGTTCCTTTATTAACTAGCCTATTAGATAAAAACTCAGATTCTTTGGATAGTAATACTAGAGCTCTTGAGGAATCCCGGAGACTCCCTGAAGCTGCTATTCAGGCTCGTAATCAACAGGCTTTTATTGATGCAGTTAAGGTAGCAATCAGGGATGGTTTCAAAGAATCTAATATTGGCATTACAGTAGACGGTGAGTCAGTAGGTACTTGGACTCCTGGAACTTCTAATGATTATACTGGTGGTACATTATTGGGCATAAATTAAAATACATTCAATTATGGCAAGAATATTAAACCAAGCAGCCGGTAAGATTGTTAAAAAATATAATGATCTTACCCAAGATACTGCTGGAGTTCTTACTGGGCCCCTTAATAAATTATGGAGAGCTCGGATATTACTAAACCGAGCTACTTCTCTTTTACCAAAAGATAAAGCTGATAAGGGTAAATTATATATACCCAATGGGGTATTTGGAGAAGCTCAAGTTTCTTCTAAACAACCTAAGATAAACGAACAGCTACAGGGTCAATATAGGTTAATCTTAAAACATGAATTGACTAGCTTGGTAAAAGTAGAGGATGGCCCAGATCCAGCAAAGGGTCAATCTGCTTCAGAAAAGAAAACTGCTTTCTTTGTAAATGAAGTAGATAGGAATCCTGGAGATAATCAAGTGATCATCTATAACTTATCCAAATCACCTTATCAATATATTATATTACAGAACAGACCTTCTTCTTTGGATTTCCGAGGAGAATCTACCTTAGCTACAATTAAGTCTATGGGAAGAAATACCCCTATGTATCACTTTACTGGATCCGAGGATATAATTCAATTCAATATCTCTTGGTTCTGTAATGATCCAGAAAATCCTAATGAGGTATTATTCAAATGTAGGTTATTAGAATCCTGGACTAAGTCTAATGGTTATCAAGCAGGCCCCCCAATCTTAATGATTCAATGGGGTAATTCAGGTATCTTCATTAACCATAAGTACATACTCACTTCGGCAACCTATTCTCTATCGAATTTTAGGAATGCTTATCGAAAGAGAGACTCTAATGGTAAACCTTCTCAAGAGATAGTAAGTTTGGGATTAACTCCCAGTACTGCTACTCAAGAGTTGATATTTAAGAGAGTTAGTTCATACAACTTATCCTATCGGGATTTTGTTACTGATGAGGACTTAAAGAAAACGAAAGGTATTCAGATATGATAAATTTAAATCAGTACTTAACTGGAGCTAGCCCCTATGATTCGTCCCATGTATTGAAATATAGGGATGGAGAATACTCTTTAGAAACTGATCCTCCTTTAGTTCCCTATACTTCAAAGGATAAACAGCATACAATCAAAGAAGGAGAAACTCTTCAGAACATTGCCTTTGCTGCTTATGGAGATTCAGGTAAGTGGTATTTAATAGCTGAAGCTAATCAGATTATCGACCCATTTACCGAAGTAGTTCCAGGTAAACTTTTAAGGATTCCAATGTATGGCAACTAAAGTAAACCAGCCTATATTATATAATGGAACAGCCATGCCTTACTTGGCTTTGTTCGATTCCCTGGGTATGCCGGTAATGAATACTATTACTGGTATACCTCTTGGAGCGTATATAAGTAAATTTACTTATATGTATGATGAAGAAAAAGAGAATCTGGCTACTTTAGTATTTGATACTGGAGATCCAGATACCGTAGATATACCAGAATTACAAGAGGGGTCTGTTATCTTTCTTCAATGGGGATACGTATACCCAGATGGGCAATTTATTTCTGGGCCTATTAAGGCCATTAAGATTAGAGATTTCGATTGTATTTTTGATTCTACTGGTACTCATGTAACTATAAAGTGTATAGATTCAGTTGGAGATTTAAGATTCCAACCGCCTTACACTTACTCTGATTTGCCTCAATATAAATTCTCTAAGTTTATAGAAGAGGGATGTAACAATAATACGGGTATAATCATAGAGTTATTTCAGTAATGGCTAAACAAATTATAAGTAATAAAGTATACGAGTCACTACAGGTGCCTACTTATGATAATCAAAAATCATCCGGAAAGATACTCTATGCTAACTCTTTTAGTGGAGTAGCTCAAGTAGCTATGCCCGATGATATAAAGGAACTTTTGGATGATGATTTCGGATTAGCTGGTAACAATGTGTTAATCCAATTAGAGCAAAAGTTTTCAGCATATCCCAATGGACCTTGGTATGTAGATTCAAGGGATGGGGTTATATACATACATAACCGTAAATTCAACGAAGAACCATATTACCATTATGCCTATCAACAAGAGAATGGAGAGGTATTAAGTATATCCTTTACTACTCGGGAAGTTACCAAAAGGGTAAAGTTTCAATTAACCCAAACTATAGACCCAGAGGGTAAAGACTTAGTAGTGGGTACTTCTGAAATAAAGGAGCCTGACCCAAAACAAGAGAATCCTTATATTCAATCCGTAGATAATACTCAGGTATCTAACTATGCCAGTAATGAATTTGAGGATTATAGAAGTGCTCCTACTGATGCTCCATATTTTGAATACAAAGGCAAGAATACGGATCACTGGGCAGCTAAGGAAAAGCAAATGAAGTTCAATAGTTCTTTAAGGGAATTCGAATCTGAGGGTCCTGCAGCAGCTTACAAATCTGGTAAAGAAGCTGCAATAAATAATCTTAGTAATGAAGATTTGAATAAAGCTATTGATACTGCTGTTAAGCAATTACCCAGCAATAAACAAAAGGCCGTTACTCAGGCTTTGGATAGAGCTAAAAAATCTGGTAAAGATCCAGAATCCGATATTAAAGAGGCCTTGAATGGTAGTAAATACCTCTTTGTAGGTGATCAGAAAATGGAATACATGGCTGAAGAAGAGGTAGATCCTCGAGAATTTGATCCTACTGGAGATTCTTCTGATGAAGTAGCTTTTGGAACTGATGGTAGTAAAAACCCAAGTGTTCAAAGAGGTATGGCTGCTTTAGAAAAGGACCCAATGATAAAGGTGGTTCCCAATTCTCTTAGCATAGAAACTACTACTAATGCAGCAGGTGAAATTGAACAAGGTTCAAAATTTGAAAGAAAAATTGTTCAAGCAAAAGTAAAAATCAGAAGGCTTAAGAAAGTGGCTTATAATGTACCAATTTATAAGCTTTATCACAACCTATTCAATAGGTTTGGGGGAGCTAAGAATTGGGCTAAAGCAATGCAATCTGCTGCTAATAACGGTTTGAAATATACCGAGAGGAAACAAGAATGTCAGATGGTAGTAGTGGGTAGACCTTCCTTAGAATCCTCTCAGATATTGGTAATCGATAATATTGGTAGAAAGTGGTCAGGAGCTTGGTATATCAAAAAGTGTACTCACATGATGGATGCAGGTAATGGGTATACTTGTCAACTAGAACTTGTTAGGAATGGGGCTAAGAGTGGTAGTTCTACTACTAAGGCAACTCTTAATACTAAGGATATGATGGCTAATGGCCAAAAGAAGAATGCCACTACTTCTCTCGGTAAAGATCTAGATAATAACAACGGTGAAACTGGGATTCAGGTTAATTTTACCGAACAAGAAGTAACCTACTACTCTACTCAGCTTGCAGATAAAAGTAAAGGAAATAAATTTGCAGGAGCTAAAACTGTCGGTGATCAGGTATCTAATGTTAGAGCTTGGAATGAAGCTTATGCAGATGATCCTGTAAAAAGTACTATGGGTACAGTAGTAACTACTGAAACTGTTACTAGTAATGGAGTAGTTCTAGATCAGAAAGTCCAAGTTAGAGAAGCTCCTAAAAAATATGTGGATAAGTATAAAGATCGATATAACTATCTAGATGCTGCTCGAAAACTTCTTCAAAAGAACCAAGAAAATAAGAAATAGCTATGGGATTTGAAACTGCAAAGGTAATAACCGAACAAGGTTTAGAGGGTCTTCAAAGATATTATGGTACTTATAGAGCTATCGTAGTTAATAATATTGATGAAGAAAAACATATGAATCGGCTTAAAGTAATGGTCCCAGAAGTGATGAGTGGAATTATGACTTGGGCTTTACCAAAAGGTCAGCATGGGTCTACTCAGACTGGGTTTAAATACTTAGCCCCAAAAATAGGTGATATAGTATTTGTTACTTTCGAATTTGGAGATCCTACTAAACCCCTATGGGAATACCATGGTTGGGGAATAGAACAAATACCTTCACCCTTAGATGGACCCAACAAATGTGGTATAGTTACTCCAGAAGGTAATGTTATAGTAATAGATGATGATTCTGGAACTCTGAATTTGTACTTTAATGGTGATGTGATAGTATCTAATAAGGGTAACTCTATAGTTCATTCTGAAAGGGATATTAATATAGTAGCTGGAGATTCTATCATTATGAACCAGGGTACTAATGAGGGGATGGTAATTATTGCTAAGTTAACAGAGAAACTAAACCAAACTGTTAAAGAACTCGAGAACTTGAGAAACTTGTTCAATACTCATGTTCATACTGGAGTTACTTCTGGTCCGGCTAGTACTGGGCCTACACCTACTCAAGCTTCTCAACCTTTTACCCAGTATAAACAAGAAGATTATGAAAACCCTAAATTCATACACTAATGGAAAATAATTATTACACCGGTATAGTTGGTAAGGGCATTCTATTCCCTTTTACCATAACCAAAAATGAATCAGGTCTTACTGGGATTTATCCAGTTAATGGAGATTTCGATTTGGTTAGAAATAACATTTCCTCTATCCTATATTATTTAATAGGGCAAAGATTCAGACAAGAAAACTTTGGTAATCGACTATGGGAATGTATTGAAGAACCAAATTCACAAGCCCTTTCGTTCATAATTAAAGAGTTCATTAAGGATGCTATTGGTACTTGGGAACAGAGGATCACCTTTGAAAAAATAACCGTAACAAGAGTTAGTTCAAAGGTAAATATAGAAGTTGCCTATGTGATTAATGGTTCTAACACTAGCCAGTACCTGGGCATTGCCTACGATCGATTAAATAATTCACTTAATAATTATTGATATGGGAATCACTAACAAATGGCTAAATCCTTATCAAAGGTCCTATCAACAAATTAAGGCTAAGTTGATAGAGGGGCTAACAAACATCCGGGATAAGAATGGAGATATCCTCATTACTGATTACTCAGAGGGGAATATCCTCATTATTATCCTTTCGTTGTTTGCAGCCATCGCAGAAGTACTACATTATTATATCGATAATGTAGCAAGGGAAACTTTTTTACCTACTGCTAGAAAGTATGATTCAGTAGTAAAACAAGGTAAATTAGTAGATTATAATACTAAGTCTGCTATTGCAGCTTCAGTAGATGTAACTCTAACTAGATCTATTACGAGTGAAAATATTGGTGCTAATATCCTTATACCTGCAGGTACCGTATTTACAGATAACTCTGGAAATGTTTGGATGTCTTCCCGAGATGTAACTTGGTGGCCTAATACTACTACCTGTAAAGTTCCTCTTATTCAACACGAAATATATAGTAATTCTCGATTGAACGGTATCATTATACCTACAGATGATCGAGTAATAATTACTCTGGGTACTTTACCCAATGGTAAATACTATGAACATGGTACCATGAGTTTAAAAATAGGTGGGGAAACTTGGGTATTAGTGGATACCTTTGCTTATTCAAAACCCAAAGATAAGCATTTTATGGTATCTGTAGATTCTGCCCTTAACCCATATTTACATTTTGGGGATGGTTTATATGGAGCTAAGCCCAATGCCGGAGATAGAATTACAGAGGTAATCTTCTATCTTACTAAGGGATATAATGGTAACATAGGCTCAGGTTCTATTACTACGGTACCTGCTGTTATTTCAGGAGTGATTTCCGATGCTACTG